CGTTTTACTACATGGAGCCCACCATGACACCCACCGAAGTTCGCCGCCTGCTGCTCGAAGGCGCCCGCGTCGCCATCCAGGCCGGCAGCCCGTCCTACATCTGCCCAACATTGGTCCTCGCGTTCAACCGCACCCGCCCACACCCGGTCGGCGAGCACAACACGCTGCACTATCTGCGATCGGAAATCCGCGGCACCCTCTACCCGTTCGGCGACCTCGACAGCTGGCTGCGCAACCAGCTCGGGCTGGGCCACCTGCGCTGGGCCGACTTGCCCAAGCCTTACGACCAACTTGCCAACAGCCGATCGCCGCTGGGCAAGCAGATCCGCCTCGCGTGGATCGACCGCATGCTGGAGGACCTGCAGTGAGCACATGGCATCAGGACCAGAACCCGCGCCCGCTTTGGCACGTTACGAAGTGGACTGTCGTGGATGACGTCTACGGCCGCTCCACCTGCGTGACGCGCTGGAACACTCAAGCCGAAGCCGACCATTACGCCAAGGTCGCCGGCGGCTATGTGCTGGCGCCGGCGCCGGGAGGGTCGACGACATGACCATCCGCACCCTCCAGACCACCTACTACGGGCCCGGCCGCAAGAAGCCGGTCGTGCGCGTCACCCACGGCAGCAACCGCCACGAGGCCCTGCCGAACATCATGCGCCGCATGACGCAAAACCTCGATGGCGCCACGGTGGCGGAAGTCGTCGACACCGATTACGGCGAGCTGCTGCTCGTCGTCACCATGTTCCCGGGCGAGTCGATCCGCGTCGCCTTCAAGAAAGCCACCCACCCAGTCCTCGTCACGATGGAGATTTGATATGACCACCCGCACCCTTGCCGAAATCGCCCGCGAGATCCGCCAGACTTGGCCCAAGCCCTTTTATGGCGCCATCCCGTACATCAATGCCATGGCCATGATCAACGGCGACGCCGATGCCAAATACGGCGCCGAGACCGGTCGCGACATCATCATCTACGCCCTGTCCAACATGACCACGTGGCGCGGCGAGGACGCGCGCCGCATCAAGGCCGAGCTCAAGAAAATGGCGGGGCTCAAATGAAACTCACCCGCGACCACCTCCCGCTGCTGCGCCGCGCCCGCGACCTGATCGAGAGCGAAGAATTCATCTATATCTGCAACGCTGCCCATCAGGCCGGCCGTGACATCGGTGCGCCGTTCGAGCTGGACGACGACATCGTCAAGGTGATTGAGGACGGCCTGCGCGGCGTTTACTACCCATCCACCATGAACCTTGAGGTCTGGCTGGCGGCCCAGCTGAACATCAACTACAGGCGCCTCAGAGAAACCACCACACGACTTGCCCGGCTCGCGTGGCTCGATCGCCTCATCTACGACCTGGAGAACTGACATGCGACCCTTCAACTTCTCGCGCCGGCCGCCGTTCCCGCTGCTGCTCCTGCTGGCGTCCCTGCCGCTGGTGCGCGCCAGCGTCCATTACGACGAGATGCGCGGCGACTATCTCGAAAGCGCGCGCAGCCCGGGCCTCTACTTGCAGGCCTTAGACCTTGCCCAGATGGGCGGTGAGCCCTACGCCGACTGGAATTGACATGCACACTGGAGAACCCATGAACAAACCCTACGCCGTCATCACCTACGCCGGCCAGCCGATCCCGATGAACGAATTCCGCTACCGCCAGGCCGTCGCCGACGGCGCCGCGTGCGGCTGCGGCGAATGCTTCGACTGCACCGCCGCCGACTACAACGCCATGGAGGGCGACGCCGGCCGCGAGCGCGACGCCTACAACTTTATCCACGACCGCAAGGAGATCGCATGAGCACTTACGAAAATGGGCCCGGCAATGTGCCGCGCCTGCCCGACCGCGTGGTCGATACCCTGATCGACAGCGCTGGCGTCTCGCGTTGCGCACCCGGCCTCACCGACAGCACCGTGCGCGACCAGACTGCCAACGTCGAACAGCTCGTGCACGACTCCTGCGAGGAGCTGCTGGCACGCCTGCCGGCCAGCGACACCCGCGACGCCGCCCGCTACCGCGGCTTGCGCGACGCACTGCTGCGGCACGACACAGGCTTCTTCGAACGGCTGGAGGCAGCCTGCCCGGCGCTGGTGATCGACAACCAGCTGACGCCCACCGCCAGCGAGTGGGACGCCGCCCTTGACCAGGTGCTGGGGCTGAAGCCATGACCTTCCTCACTCTCACCGCACTCAACGGCCCGCGCCGGACCTACACCATCGAGGTGCGCGCCGCCAGCATCGAAACCATGCACGTCTGCGAAACGCCCGGATACGGCGATGACGTGCACAGCTACACCGTGCTGCAACTTGCCAGTGGCAGGGTCAATGTGACCGAGTCGCCCGAGCAAATTCTTGAACTGATCGAAAAGGAGAACACCCATGGGTGACCGTACCAATGTCAGCCTGATCGTGCTGACCGAGCAGGAAGATCTTGCCCGAGAACTGGGCGCCGATGACGCTTGCAGCGAATATCAGGACGTCGACCTGGGCGTGACCATATTCGAGTTCGAGGAGGTCAATTACGCAACCCTCGATTTCGAGGACGACCTGACCGATGCCGGCATCGCGTGGACCAAAGAGTGGGGAGCTGGTGGACTGGATGACGTGGCCGGCGTTGCGCATGTGCGCTTTACCGAGGCCGGCGATCTGCAATGCATCGAGGTGTACGACGGCGGCGAGAATCCGCCCATCGCCGATCTGCTCGCGCTGTGCAGCCAGCCTGACAAGTTGGTCCAGTTCATTCGCACCTACTACAAGGACCACACGCCGCTACCGTGGGATCACCAGGCCGGGTATGGCCGGCGGTATATGGAGAACCAAAAATGACCACCGAAACCCTGCCCACCTACGAAGAATCCGAGGCTGCCTGCGACGCCGGCACCGCCACGCCGCTGCACCAGTTCATCTACGACAACGAGCCGAGCGACTATGATCGCGTCTGGCGCACCCAGCTGGCCGCCGCCCTCAACCACGCCGTGCTGGCCGGCGTCACCTATCGGACCTGACCATGAGCCTTACCTTCGACGAGGCGCTCGAGCGCCTGAACGACGGGCGATTTATCCACGGCGGCGACGTGCTGGCCCGCGCACTGGCGCGCAAGGTCTGGGTCGCCGAGTGGCATCTGCCCGGCTGCCTGTCCGAATCGCGTACCTACTGCCTGACGAAAGCCGACGCCTTGCAGGCCGCGCTCGACTTCGCCGGCGACGAGGCGCCGCGCGGTATGAAGACCTGCTTGCGTCGGCACGGCGCCTATCAGCACAAGACCGAGCTGTACGGCACCGTCGTCACGACGATCGAGCAACTCCACCTCAAGGAGATTATCTAGCCATGCACGACATCTACCCTTTCACGCTGCCGGTCGAAATCAGCGAGCGGCTCTGGAGCCGCTTCTGGCTCGAGAATCCGGACCGCCGCGTCTCGTGGTATCGGGTGCACGCCGTGGTGAAAAGCCCGATCCACATCGAGTTTGCTGTGTACGGCTCCAGCTACGGCGATCTGCGGGCCGAGATCAGCCACAGCTACAGCGACACCATACTGTACCCGTTCATCGCCGCCGAGCAGCGCCGCGTCGCCGAGCGGGTGCTGGCCGAGCGCGAACGACTTGCCGCGGCGCTGGAACTGGAACGCAAACTGGCGGCCGTGCACCAGGAACTGTTCGGCGAACCTCTTCAACCCACCAACGAGGAGACCAACCCATGATGAACCTCATTTTCCACCTCGTCGCCGCTGGCGCCGTCTTCCTGCTCGGCGCGGTGGTCGGCGCCGTCATCACCGCCGACGATCCGCTCGACTGCGAGGAGCTGGAGGCGCACCGATGAAACCTCTCGAAAAGCAGAGCGTCGACCGAACACTGCTCGGCATCGTGCCCAGCCTGAACAGCCTGTTCGAGGCGTACGCCTACTGCAGGCAAGTGCAACTTGGGAAGCATAGCGGCACGCACACTATCCACCCGCCCGGCTACTTCTTCCTATCGTCGGAGACCGAGTCGATCAAGACCTGGGGCGACGACCAGTTGGCCAGCATGTTCAACCAGAGCCTATATGTCAAACCACATCCCGGCGTGCGCCGGATAGTGGAAAGGTACTGCACGTCGCGCATCAACGGCGCGTCCGACGACTACATCGGATCCTTCAAGATCATCGCCTGGGAGCCGTACGGCCATGCGCTGGTCGTCGCCAGCGATTCCAACATGATCGCCAATCCTTGGGTCGCCTTCGTCTCGCTGGCCAGCCTACCCACCATCAACCTCACCACTACGGAAATCTATACGCCATGAACCTTTACTGGGCCTATCAGCGCAGTGCCTTCCACCCGCTCGGCCGCCACGCCAGCTGGGACGATGCCGCGAATTACGCCGATGGCGCGCGGCCCGGCTGGCACACCATCGTCGACGCCGGCGAGCTGATCGACCTGTACACACAGGTCGGCACCCAACTTGGCCAGCGCGTGCCGGCGCAGATGCTGTACGTCCGGGTCGATGCCTACCTGACCGCGCTCGACCGGCTGGTCGAAGCGACCGACAGCGCGCGCCGCGCCGTGACGTCGGCCCGCGCGCAGCTGGACTCGTTCATCCGCCAGTACGCGAAAGGGCCGACGTGAAGATCCTCACCCTCGACGAGAAGATCACCCTCAAAGGCGAGCTGGTGCGCATCGGCACGCCCGCATACCTACTGGTGAGGCTCTCCGCGACGCTGGCTGCGTACCTGTACTGGCGCGGCTTCGGCCGGCCGGTATCCACCTTCGCATCACCTAAGAAACGGAGAACTTGACGGCAGTCAATAGCTGACCTACGATGTGTGGATCGGGCTGATAATCCGATCCCATACAACGAGTGCACGATTCAGTTTCCTCATAGCGTAGGCCAAGCAGATGCTTGGCGCTCGTTGCGGGCGTCTGCCTGCTGGACTTATCACCCAGCCCTACGCTATGAGGAAACTGATGTCAAAAATCATACCTATGCTTGGCCGAACCTTCGGTACCTGGACGGTAACGGCTGGCCCATTTTCGTCTGAATTGCCGAGCAAGAAGCGAGATGCTTATTGGGAAGTTACCTGCTCCTGCGGAACTATCCGCCGGCTTGACGGTAGCTCGCTTCGAGCAGGGAAGACCATTAGCTGCGGGTGCCCCTACAAAACCGCCAATAGCCTGTCACGAACCCGGTCTTATGAGGCCTGGAACAACATGCATGCCCGAACCTCAAACCCTGATCACGAGTTCTACCACTGTTATGGCGCTATCGGGATCCGAGTGTGTGAGCGCTGGCATCTGTTCAAGAATTTTTACACTGATATGGGTGATAGGCCAGATGGCATGACCCTTGAACGAAAGGACCCTGAAGGCCACTACGAGCCTAACAACTGCGAGTGGGCTGATCGGATTGCGCAAGGCAACAACAAGCGGAATCAGGCGAAGTGGTTAATTGACGGTACCGCGATGACAGCCCGGCAGGTGCAACGACACTGGAAGATATCGCCTCGTACATCTGTGCGAATTCTTAAGTCAATGCCACTGCATTCCGGGCAGATCCCCAAGTGGCATGACCACTACCGAAAGGACTTTTATGTACAAATTTCTGATAGACCTGAAGCATGATGCAGGGGCAACCCTGATCACTACGAGTGCTGCCAGCGTGGCGGCTGCGCGCGACATGGTTATGAAGGCCGAGGGCTGTCCATCAAGAGCTTTGCGTCGAATCCGCGCTGTCGACGAGCACGGCTTCGAGATGCTGCCTGAGAACCCTACGCAGCGTCGCATTCTCAAGCCGCCGGCGGCCAACATCCGTGAAACCGACATCCCCGGTTATCGCGTTTCGGCCAGCAAGCTTCCGACCCGCTACGAGGTGCTGATCGACAAGCGCTGGCGCCGCGTGTTCACGACGCGGCACACCGGCCTGCAGTACGTGATACATGACGGGCTGAATGTTCAGGTGGATCTGCCGAAGGACTTGGTATGAAGACCGATCCCAGTCTGGCCAGCACATGGATCTACCTGCTGCGCAGCCGGAGCGGCATGTGGGTCGACGAGTTTGGCTACAGTTGCGGCGCAGGGACCTGGATGCGGGCCAAACATTTCTCGAATATCGGCGACGCTCGGCGCGCGATCGAGGATCCCAGCTGGCACAACGACCCGGCCGGCGTCGCTCGTTGCAAGCCGGTGAAGCTGCGCATCCACATCGAAATCGAACTACCAAAGGAGAAATCAAATGCTCAACAGGAGCAAGGTTGAATTGCTCGGCCGCGCCGCGGCCGATGTCGCCAAGTCCGCCACCGAGGTGCTGGGCCTGCACAACGAATTGCGCTACGCCGAGCAGCAGGTCGAGCTGGACGAATGGCACCCGGCTGCCGCACACCTTGCCAAGGCCAACCTCGAGGTTGCCGAGGGCATGCTGCGCGGCCTGGTCGAGGTGCTCAAGCTGCAGATCGGGGCGCTGGAATGACCCGACTCGCCCACGCTACCGCCGGCGCGCCCGGTCTCGACGCCGAGAAGCGCGAGCTGGCCGACATCGCCCAGCATGAAATCGCCGAGGCGCGCCGCATCCAGACCCAGACCGGCTGCAGCTGGACCGAGGCGCTGCGCCTGGCCTACCAACACATTCGAAAGGAAAGCGCATGAGTATCACCGAAAAGACCGTGTTCATCACTAGCACCAGCGAACAGTTTGACCGCGCCGAGGCTGAGTTCGAGGAGAAGGCGTACCGCCTTGGCGAGGCCATCTCGGATCAGGTCGGCTGCGTCTATGGTGCGGACGCCCGCGCTGTCGCGCGCTGGATCCTCGAACACTATGATCTGCAACCGCGGCCGGAGACGCCATGAACATCAGCCAAAAAACGATCTACGTCACCGAGGACGGCATCGAGCACCCGACACTGGGAGCAGCGCAGCAGCATGTCGCAGCATACGCCGTTATAGCCGCGCTGCATCGAGATCTCGCCGGCATCTGCGACCTCCTGCAGCATGAGGACGTCGGGATCATCGCCCGCTGGATCCTCGAACGCTACGAACTGCGGCCGGATCGGGAGGTGCCATGAAAGCCGGCCACATTATCACCGACGCCATGCTGGCCGCCGCGGCGCAGATCGATGATCTCGACGAGGCGCTGCGCAGCGTGATGGACCAGGTTGGCATCACCAGCGGCGACGTGGCCGGCGTGGTCTTTTCCGGCAGCCGTGACGCGGAGTGGTGGGCCGTGGTCAGCAGCGAGGACCGCCTGCGCCAGCTAGGCCACTGGCGCGACGTCGAGCAGGGCTGGGGCGACGAGGAGGCATCGTGACCATCACCATGGGCCAGGCCCGCGAGCTGAAGAAACGCATCATGCGCCTCGTAGACGCCGAGGTTGCCCACAGCTGGAAGGGCAGCGACCGAGCGGAGGCCCACACCGATTACGACGAGGAGCTGCGCGTCGCGCGCAAGCGGCTGAACGAGCACATCCAGATGCTGAAGCTGCCGGACGGGAGGGTGCGCCCGTGAGCCCGACCTGGCTCCAGCGATCGGTGCGCATGGTCGAGCTGATCGACGCACTTGACGCGCCGCTGGAGATTCGTCGCGCGGCCATGGACGCACTGCAGCACTTCGTCTGGGCTCAAGATTGCCGCCGGCAGTGCTACGCCGGCGGCGGTGCGCGCTGGCGCAGCAAGGCCAATACCGCCCATGGCAAGGGCATCCGCGCGTATCGCCGGGCAGAAGCCTGGGTGATGGCGCGGCCAACACCAACCACGGAGAACCCATGACCACAAAGCCCGGGCGAGAACTTGCCCACCTCACCTACATCAAGCTGATCGACAACAACATCGGCTGCCGGCCCGACGGCTGGCAGGAGAACCTCTACCTGATCGCCACGGCAGCTGACCGCGCGCTGGCGGCTGGCGAGATCACGGAAGCCGGCCAGGTCGAGATCCGCCACGCGCTGGCGCATGCAACCAACGTACTGGAGAACCAGACATGATCCCACGTCCCATCACACCCGAGCAGTACGAGCGCGTGCGCGCCATGGTCGAGACGTATCGGCGCCAGACGCGGCCACGCCGCCACGACCTGTACGACGTCCTGTGCCTGGTGCTGCACCGCGAGCAGAGCCAGATTGCATGGCGCGCGCTGCCGGTCGGCGTGCCGTGGCGAACTGTGCACGAGTACTACAGAAATTGGACCATGCCGCGCACTACCGGCGAGTTGCCACTGCTCGACCGTATCAAATTCACCCTGCAGGAGGAGTCGTGAAAGCCATCTACGCCCTCACACCCGAACAGCATGCCACCGTACTGAGCGCGCTGCGCCGATACGCTATCGCGCTGTACAAGGGGCACATGCCGGATCTCATCGCTACCAACGACGACATCGTCACGCCACTTACTGCCGAGCAGACCGACGCGCTGTGCGAAGACCTGAACAACCACGGCCTGTCGTTTGGCGACGTCGTCAACATCCTCGGCACCGATGACAGCCCCTACGTGGCGGCCGCGCACGAGCACCGCCTGCTCAACGAGGGCACGCTCGAAGTCGATCCCAAAACGATCGTCAGCGAGAGCGAGGGCGGCGCTTACGTCATGGCCTGGCTGTGGGTCGACGGCGAGGACGCCGGTGTCACGTCGGACGAGGAGAGCGACGAGTGAAAATCCTGCTCAACAACATGCACGACGACGTCATGACCACCACGCTCGAGCGCGAGCCGAACGAGGAACTGCTTGCCTATACCGTCGACGACTTCTACCGCATCAACGGCAAGATCTTCACCGGCCACGAGCTCGGCACGATCGAGTGCGTGTTCTGGGACAGCGCGGCCCAGGAATGGAAGGCGGTGCGATGAACATCCCGCGGATCCTCGTCGAGACGCAACGCTTCATGGGCGCGCTCGAAGAACTGGGCTTCGGCGATGACGGCGACATCAGTGGCGCCGACACGGTCGACGTAATCAATGATTATCTGCCGCTGCTGCGCCATCTGCCCGCGCTGGCGCAGCTGGCCACGCACGCAGATCTGCTGGTCCGCTGCGGCGGCGGCCACAACCACAGGGCGCTGGCGCAGGCGCTGAACGAACTGAAAGGAGGCTGACATGCAATTCAATCGATGCACGCCCGAAGAAGTCGCCGCCGAGGCTGAGCAACTTGCCCGCGACGACATTCGCCGCCACCGCGAGTACGGCCACGACCTCAACGTGTTCAGCACGCCCGGCGCCCGCGAGGACTGGCGCCGCGGCTTCGAAAACCTCGGCCCGCGCAGCTATGAAGGCCCGCGCGACTTCGACACCATCTACCAGCGCGGCCGCGCCGTGGCGCGCCTGCTGGAAGAAGAGAAAACGAAAGGAAGCTAGCATGCCCACCACCACCGAATGGATCGACCCCGAACTGTTTTTCACCACGAGCGCCGGCGTCAACGTCTTCCACACCTACAAGGATGATGACGTCGACCAGGGCCGCAGGTGCTACTGGTACACGCTGTACTCGAACACGGATGGCCACTCGTTCGATGTGCGTGACTTCGATGACGACAAGTTGCTCGACCGGCACCCACCATACATGCAGGGCAAGCACAACACGCCGGAGAACAAGGCTGCATGGGATCGCTGGCATCAGGAAGGTGAGCCTGCTGCGATCAGGCAGATCATCACTGCCGCGCTCGACGCCGGCCGCATCCCGCTGCCCGAGGACATGACCGACAACATCCACGAGCCGACTGGAGGCTGACATGTCTATCCGCCTTTCTGATGTGTCCAGCGCCCGCGGCGCGCCGATGGGCCGCCGCGATCACCACGCTCACGGCATGGACGACCTTGAATTCGAGCTCGAGCGCGTGCCGCTGGTCGATGGCGGCTACGACGTCGGCGGCGCCTACTGGGGCACGCCAGACAACCTCTGGGTGGCGCGCGCCGAGCTCGATGGTGAGGAGCTGGCTTTCTTTTTCGTGCGTGCTGACGACGACAAGATGGCCCGCCTGCTGGTGAAGGAGGATTACCCGGAGGCGACGTTCAAGCCGCAGACTGGCAGTGTGATCGAGCAGACGATCACTTTCCTGCAGCACTATCTCGATGGGCTCGACCAGGAGGGTCGCGAGATGGAGGCCGATACCGAGGTCGATATCGAGGACCTGCAGCTTGAACTTGCCGACATCAAACGGAGAAACCAATGAACCAGATCAAAGCCCTCGCTGACCGCTTCGTCGTGGAGCTGCGCAGCGAGATCACGAGCGAGGAATTCCTCGAAGTCTGCCGGCGCAACTCGGACCCGGAGCAACCGAAAGGCGTCTGCGCGTCGCACGACTTCTGCGACGCCAACATGACGATGCACCGCGCCTTCGTGGCCGTGGTCGGGCGCGAGCCGATCATCGACGAGTCGGCCATCTCCGGCGCCGACACGGCGCTGTGGAACGCCGCGTGGGACTACGCCCACGAGACGAAGCTGCGCGAGCGCCAGTCGATCGAGTACGTCGACCGCATGGGCTTCCGCGTCGAGATCGAAGAGGACGATGGCGACGTCATCAATTTCTATCCGGCGGGCGGCGGCTTCCTGCACAGGATGCCGCGCGAGAAGTTCTTCGAGGCGTTCAGCGAAGCACCGTCGCGCACGCTGCGCCGCGGACTTGTCGATGCCGACTGGTTCAGCGAGGACGACCTGCCGCTGTCGTGCTGGTCCGACGGCAGCAGCTGGAACGGCTGGAGCATGCCGCACTTCGAGCGCGCGGCCGTCGAGGAGCTGATCCGGCAGTCGCAGAGTGAGGAGCTGAGCCCGATGCGCTGGGATGGCGACGCCGTCATCGTGCACGATTCGCAGGATAACGAAGACGTGCGCGTCGAGCCGACGACGATGCCCAACGGCGAGAAGGCCTGGGCGATCGGCGCCGGCTGGTGGTGCTGGAACCGGGTGCGGTTTGACGACGAGGAGGAGAATCCGTGAAAGCCACCATCTACCACCGCCCGCACGGGCGGCCCGAGGTCATCGACCTCGTCAACGTCGACCCGGCCGACGCGGCCTGGTTCGAGGCCAACAACGTGAAGATCAGCCTGGAGGCTGACGGCGAGGAGGGCGCGATCACCTACGCCGACATCGGCCTGAAGGACGAGGACGGCGAGCCGGACGAGCTGATCGAGTTCTCGCACGGCCGCAACTGCGTCCAGACGCTGGCGGCGCTGCGCCGGCAGTGCGAGGAGCACAAGGCGAAGGAGCCCACATGAAAAAGCGCTACACCATCACCTATGCCTCGTCGTTCGACGCGGTCGTCACGATCGACCACGACGTCTGCACCGACGCCCACCTGCACGAGATCAACAACTTCTGGAGTAATGCGGACTATCGCCTGCGGCGCGCAGGCGGCGACATCACGAAGGCCATGCTCAAGCTGCTCGGGCTGCAGCTGTTCCACAGCACGATCACAGACCTTGCGCCGGAGGACACGTGGCGCAGCCAACCGCCGGAGGGCTGGCCGCCGCTGGGCGGCTCGCACGGCATCCAGCTGCTTTCGCTCGACTATTTCGAGCTGGACGAGGGCGAGATCACGATCAAATCGGAGGATGTATGACGGACCTCGAGCACGCTACGCAACGCCTGAACCTTGCCGAGCAGGTGCTGATTCGTCTGATGGTCGTGATCATGCATCAGATGCCGCCGCACGCGGCACGAGACATCCAGGAGCTCGGGCAGGAGTGGAACAGAGAACTTGTCAGGTTGGATGACGCGCATACCGCCGGAGGTTCTGATGCCTGAAGACCACCGCACCGCGTACGCCGCGGCCCGCGCGCAGCAGCAGGAACGGCGCGCCGCCGCGCGCGCCCAGAACACGAAGCAGCTGCTCGACGCCGGCGTCGCCTTTACCTCATTCGATCACGGCTGGCATCTGCGCATCGAGCACGCCGGGCACGTCATCGACTTCATGGCCGGGCCTGGCACGTGGAGCCTGCTTGGCGACCGGCGCAAGCGCTACGGCGTGCGCACCTTGATCAATTTCATCGCGAAGGGGCACGAGAATGGATGACGAGTGCTGCAACCACAACTGCCGGCAGAGCCTCATCTGTACTGCCAAACCCGACCGCCGGCGCGGCCCGACATGGTTCTGGTTCCTGTTCGGCTGGCTGCTGCACGGCGAGCGCCGCTCCGGCTTCGACCGGCGCCAGCAGGCCGAGGAGATGTACGACACCGGCCGCACGCTGTTCGGTGTGCCGATCGTCATCGACGACACCGTCCCGCCCGGCAAGGCGGAATTTCGCAGCGGCCGGCGCACGGTCGAAACCGACATCAACGTGAAGGAAGAAAAGTGAAAATCAAACTGTACGCCTATCTGAGCGAGAACCAGCTGAAGTACCTCAAACAGGAGGATCTGACCGATGTCGAGAAGGTGATGCCGCACGTGTACTTCAGTCAGCACGACCTGTCCTCGCACGGCAACGCGGTCGTCGGTACGGTCGAGGTCGACGTCGAGCTGCTACCGCCTGACCAGATCGTCGGCAACGCCGTGTTGGCACTGCGTGCCAAGGCGGCCGAGATCCGGGTCAAGGCGACGATGGAAGTAACGGAGCTGGAAGGGAAAGCGCAGCAGCTGCTGGCGATCGAGAACGGGAGCCGGACATGAGCGCCGCACACGACATGTGGAAGGGGGAAGTGCTGGACGCATTGCGCGCTGCTGCTGACGCCAAGGCGGCTTACTGGGACAGCATGGAGGCCCTTGAGCAAGCGCTTCGCTGCGAGGACCCGATCGACAGCGTGAACAATTTCCTCGTCGATCGCGTTGACACTCTGGCGATTAACGTGAACGTGCCGGGCGACGTTGACTGGATCGACCAGGATACCGCCGACGAAGTGGCGGCCGAGGTGAAGCGCCTGATCGAGGAGAGTGCATGGAGATCGGCGATCTGATCATGACCAACAAGATCGAGGTGCGCACGGACCCCGGCCCGAGGCCGGCGATGCGCGCCACGTTCAAATCGAACCCAGGCACCGCGTTCGTGTTCCTGAATTTCGGCACCGTGCAGTCCAACGCCGATGTCGACGAGCGCGTGAAGCAGGTGATGGCGCACCTTGGCTGGGTGGCTTGCGACGACGTCGAGGGCCTGCGCGCCGCGCTAGCCGAAGCAGAAAAGGAGAAATGACATGGGATCGAGCAGTGGATTCAGCCGGCCGGACTACGCCGGCGACTACGCTCAGCACCGCCTGGGGCACCGCCGCGACGACCGCTGCACGGAAGCCAAGCAGCGCGCTGACGCGGAGCTGCGCGGCCGGCTTGGGCCGCGCCGCGCGAACGAGATCATCGACGCCATCGACAAGATCAAGTCGAGGCGCTGATGCTCAAACTTACGGACACTGCTGCCTCCGTTGTCCGGCAGCGCCACCGCACAGGCGACCTCACCGAAAACGAGGTGCTGCTGATCGCAGGCCGTCGAGACCTTGTTGTCCACAAGTACCGCGACAGCCATGCGAAGCTGCGCAAGCTGACGCGCCGCATGTGCAAGGATGGCAAGCTGGTGATGGTCATGTACGACGGCCGTCAATTTTATTACCGCACACCGAGAGGAAAATGACATGGGCTGGCTCTGGATGCACAAGCCGAAAGGCATGAAAGTCGCCGACTTCCTGATCAACCACTCCGGCGCACTGCGCTGGACCAATTCGCCGTACGAGTACAAGGTGCTCGACTACTCGATCATCCGGCTGCGAACGTTCTATGCGGCCGTCGAGCAGGTGCACAAGAAGACCGGCGAGCGCCGCGTCTGGGCCGCCGTGTTCCTGCTCGGCTTCTGCCCGAAGGCCGAGTACAACTTCGGCTACAAGGACATGGACGAGAGCTGCGGACCTTGCGAGGCTGAGTGCCCGGAGCGCATCCTCGACCTGCTCACGCCGACCGAGTACGAATATGCCCGCGACTGGCGCGAGCGCTGCCGGGCGTATCACGAGCGGCGCCGCGCGCGGCCGAAGATCAAGGTCGGCGACACCTTGTCGTATGGTGGGCGCGAGTATCGCGTCGACAGCCGGGACGGGCGCGCCTGGGTGATCTGCGACGGGCATGGCGGCCGCTACCGCATGACCGATGCCCGCGCGCGCCGCGCGGAAGTGAGGCCGGCGTGAGCACCCGACGCCGCGGCGCGCCGCCCGCCCCTGCCGGCGGCTACGCCTTCACCCTGCTGGACGAACTGCGCGCCTCGCCCACCGACCCGCTGCCGGCTGCGCAGCGCCAGGCTCGCGTGAAGGACGCGCGCTTTAATCTCGACCAGCTGGCGCACGGCGCCGCGCCCTCGCGCTACAACTGGAAGGTGCTGGCCACGGTCGGCAACATCTTCGAGGTGATGCTCGAACTCGAACTTGTGCAGGACCCGGAGAATCTGCTGTGGCGCGCACAGAACGTGCTCAAGAGCGCGGCCGAGCATGCGATCGAGCACGACGTCCTGCCGCGGCTGGTCGGCGTCGAGATCGAGGTGATCGCGTCCCTGATCAACGCCTACGAGGAAGTGCTCGAGGCGCTGCCGCACCGCGACCTCATCCGCGTGCTGCGCGAGACCGACAAGCGTATGCGCATCCGGCGCCCGGGCGACTTTGATGCCAATCCGGCGAGGAAGAAGCGTTGACATGGTCAGCACCTACGCCAAATCCCAGTACCGCTTTCTGCTGGGGCTGACGCACCATCTGCTGGCTGCCCGGCCCGACATCAAGACGTCGGAACTGGCGCGCCAGCTGGGCGTGTCCGTCAGGGCGGCCTACAACTACCGGGCCGCAGCGATGTGCAAGGAGCTCCCGGCAGATCCGGTGCAGGCCGCGCGCGAATTCCTCATCCAGTTTCCGGACGCCACCGGCCGCGAGGTGGGCGCCCACCTTGGGCTGGGCCGGGATGCTGGCCGGCGCTACCGGGCAGCCGCGCTGAAAGACCTTGAGAAGCGCCCGCCGCCGCCCGCGCCCGATCCAACGGTGCCGAAACACACCTACCACATCCCCCGCTTTCTTCCGAAGAAAGGAAAATAACATGTTCCACCCTTATACGATCAGCCTCGACAACGGCAAGTACCGCGTCATCAACGACAACGGCATCCTGGCCTTCCTGCGCCACGGCGAGGCGTGGCCGGCCGCCGACGACCTCAAGCACTCCAAGGTCGTGCTGGCCATGGCCCAGCGCATCGAGGATCTGGAGGTGGCGATGGGCGAGGTGCTGTATGGCCCACTGCAGCACGACGGGTTGCGCTATCAGCCGGCCAGCATGAATTTCGCCGTCGCGTCAGGTCAGCCTGTCCAGGGTTGGCGGGACATTCTGCACCGCGCGCTGGAGCAGAAATAATGCCTTCTCCAAAACTCACCCGAGTCCAGTACGAGAAGCGCCGGCTCAAGTTCGAGGCGTGGCTGGCTGAGCGTGGCGCCGAGATGCTCACACCCACAAACGAGTGGGAGGTGTTGCGCTTCCGGACCGAGGTCGGGACCAGCATCATCTACACGAACAAGTACGGGATGCTCACCTGGATGGGCCAGTCGGCTGAGGCGTTCTTCGCCTACCTGCAGAATTCGCCGTGGCGCGCGGTGCCGAAGGAGCAGCGCCGTTACAAGTCGAGCCCGGCTTGCCAGGCGCTCAGGAAGCGCGACGGCGGTGCCTGCTTCTTCTGCCATCTGCCGGTCGCCGTCGAGGACGAGTCGGTCGAGCACCTCGTGAACCTGACGCACGGCGGCCCGGACCACATCGTTAACATGGCGCTGGCGCACCGCGACTGCAACCGCGCTGCCGGCCACCTCTCGCTGATGGAAAAGATCCAGATGCGCGAGTCGAACCTGGTGCGCCTGTACACGCCCGGCACGCTGCCGAATCTGGCCCTGCAGGCCATCGTAGAAACCACACCACCATGGGACTGAATATGAAGCACGAAAAACCACACACCACGAAGCACGTCGCAATGTACTGCGACTGGAAGGGCGGCGGCCTGGGCGACGTGCTCAAGGTCAAGCTGGAGGGCATGACCCTCATCGACGACCGCGACCTGGCGCGCCTGCTGCACTACCAGGCGGTGCTGGAGGCCGAGCCGCTGCCGGCGCACATCGTCGACGTACTGGAGCTGGCGCTCAAGGCGATCAGCGGGCCCCGCGGCCGCAAGCCCAAGACGCAGAAGGGCATCGACGCCTGGGAGGTGATCCGCAACCTGCTTGCCACCGCACCCATCCAACGGGAGACCTGACCATGCCTGAAACCCGCAGCCTCTGGAGCGTGAGGATCTCGTTCACCGATGGCACCTACAACTGTGATATTTGGGCCGCCACGCCTGGCGCCGCGCTGCAGCTGGCCATGACGGACGCGCGCGGTGTCGAGACGGCATCACTGTTCACCGGCGCGCCGCGCGAGGTGTACATCAACTGGAAGGAGGACTCATGAGCCCACACTTCATCGGCGGCGTGAAGGTGTTCGTCTCGCCGCTGATCACCGACCGGCCCAAATTTCAGCTGTCGTACCGGATGCGCGAGATCCTCTCGCCCGAGTACGTTGCCGACTTCGACCGCTGGGCGGCTGAATTCTTCGGAGTCGAGCACACGTTCTACCAGATGCCGGAAGGGATTTTCTGTTCGCCGGCCGGCTTCAATTTTCTCAGGAAGCACTTCAGATATCTCGAGGAGAGGGCATGCCCACCACCAACGTACATCTGACCCGCATCGCCAACAACGCCAAGACCGGACCGATCCCGGTCACCACCTCCAGCAGGTCGACGTGCCCGTCGACCTGTTCTTTTAAGGGAAACGGCTGCTACGCCGAGAACTTCCCGCTCTCCCTGCACTGGAACCGCGTCACGGCCGGCAAGGGCCTGTCGTGGGCGGACTTCGTCGATGAGGTCAGCCGCTTCAAGGCGGGCCAGCTGTGGCGCCACAACCAGGCCGGTGACCTACCGGGCGCAGGCGACGTCATCGACGGCGTGGCGCTGCGCCAGCTGGTGAAGGCGAACCGTGGCCGGCGCGGCTTCACGTACACTCACTACCCGCCGACGGCGGCCAATCTGCGCGCGCTGCGCCACGCTAACAAGAACGGCTTCACGGTCAACCTGTCGGCCGATTCGCTGGCCGACGCCGACCGGCTGGCGCCGCTGGGCCTGCCGCTGGTGGTGGTCGTGCCGGAGGGGTGGACGGGCCGGCAAACGCCGGGCGGGCGCAAGGTGACGCTCTGCCCGGCCCAGCACAAGGAATACGTCACTTGCGCCACCTGCCAGCTGTGTCAGAATGCTGGACGGAATGCCATCGTGGCATTCGAGGCCCACGGCGCGCGGCGCAAGACCGTGACGCTCATTTCCAGAGCGAGGGAAGACCCATGAAGCATATCATCACCATCACCCATCACGTGGAAGCGGCCACGTGGGATCTGGCGGTCGAGGAAGTGATGCGCGAACCGTTCGCGCACATGACGGATTGCCGGGTGAAGACACCCGGCAAGCAGCTGATTCACGTCACGATCAGCATCATGAAGGAGGCGCTGGCGCGCATGCGCGCTACGGCTTGATCTTGATGTAGGCCGGAGCTTTCGCTGGCATCACCGGCGCGGCCGGTGCTGCAGCTGCGACTGGCTTCTCGGCCGGCGCGGTAGCGGCGGCAGCTTCTGCCGCCTCGCGCTCGCGCGCGCGCTGCGCTGCAAGGACCAGCGCCGCGGCGCTGAACGTTACGTCAGCCATTAGTGATCCTCCAGGTTGAAGTAGATCGTGCGGTCGAACTGCTCGCCGTTGGCGCACACCACGCGCGCGGTGGCGCGCGGATTCTGTGCGTTGGTTGTGCCGGTCGTGACGTTCAGCAGCGCGATCACGGTGGGCCCTTGGATGGTCGGGCCCTGCGTCGCCGTCATGCCGGTCAGGATTAGCGTGGCCGACGACGCCGACGTGCCGCGATCGGACAAGTCCCTTGTGATGTCCCAGACGATGAAGTTGATGTCGTCCGGATCGACGTCGATGGTCCAGCCGAGAGGACCCTGGTACGGAGCGGTTGCGTTTGCCATAGTTAAAATCTCACTTTTTTGGTGCCGCCGGCGAATGTCACGACGCGCGTACCACCCTGGAAGATGACTTTGTGGGCTGCGTTGACATCCGCAGCATTGAACGTGACCTGGATCGGACCGGACGAGGCCACGTCAAAGGTCCCGACAAAATCTTTCGTTACTTTTGCCAGCACGTCGAACGTGCTGACGAAGTCTTTCGTCACGGTGCCCAGCACGTCGAACGTGCCTGAGAAGCTCTTGGTCACCGACCCCAGCACGTCGAACGTGCCTGAGAAGTTCTGTGCGACCGACCCCAGCACGTCGAAGGTGCCTGTGAAGTTTTGCGACACGGCGCCCAGCACGTCGAACGTGCCCGAGAAGCTCTGTACAACCGACCCCAGCACATCGAACGTACCAGAGAAATTCTGCGTGACCGTCCCCAGCACGTCGAACGTGCCGGTGAAGTCCTGCGATACGGTCGTGGTACCACCTGCGGGCGCCGGGCTGTCACCGAGCGCGGTGGCGCCGAAAGTGTTGTAGCCAAACATGGGCGCGCCTTTACTGGTGAATGTTGAATTGCGAAATCGGGTACGGGCTCAGGTCCGATGGCGCGTACAGATGCCTTCCGTCAGGCGAGATCGCAATCCAGTTCGGCCCGATACTGCCGGCGGGCGTGGCGAAGTATGGCGATGCCTTGACCTTGGACGGAAACTTCGCGGTCAGCTGCCCGAACGTGCCCGACGCCGGGTTGTTGTCCCGCGTGAACTGGTCCAGCTGGCAGTTGTCGCTGCCGGCAAGGTACAGATTCGACCCATCCGGCGAGATCATCACGCACCACGGGCCAGCGCTGGTGGAGGTGTAGTTGGCAATCTGCGTCAGTGAGCCGTCGCTCTGGTTGATGCTGTATGCCGTGACCGAACCCTTGTCGCAAGCGACGTACAGGTGGCGGTCGTCCGGCGAAATGCACAACCAGGCTGGTTGGCCAGTCGGTGATGCGATGGAAGCCTGCGCCGGATTGATCGACAGCTGGCCGTAGGTTCCCGAACCCGAGTTGTTGTCGCGGACCAGGCAGCTGATTTGCGGCGATGTCGTGGTGAAGTTACCCACGTACAGGTACTTGCCGGCGATGCCGCTGGAGCCGCTCTTCGTGATGACGATGTGGAAAGGGCTGCTGCATCCGGTTGGCGTAATGCTCGTCTGTCCTGAAAGGATCGTCACCTTGCCGTACGTTCCCGAGCCAGAATTGTTGTCACGCGCGAAGCAGTAGACCTTCGAATCCGTGTTCGCAGCAGCATAGATGTGCGCCCCGTCCGGCGAGATGCAGATGATGCCGCCGTTGGAGTTTGACGTTCCGACCGTGATGTTCGGCGCCGCCGCGAACGAGGTCAAGGCGCCTGTGGTCGCGTTCCGGTTGTACGTCTTGATTTCGCTGGTGCTGCCGAACGCCACATAGATGTGGGCCGCATCGGGCGACTCGACGATGTACTGCGGGCTGTAACCCGTGCACATCGGCGCCAGAGCGTCCAGGCGCGTCAGTACGCCCGTGACCGGGTCGCGAGAGTGCGCCGTCACGCCACTGGTAGTCGTATTGGCCGTATTGGCCGCGTACAGATGCTTCCCGTCGGCTGTAATGAAGATACGACCTGGATGGTAGTACGATCCGCCGCCGGTCTGACCGCTGTCCACCCAGCTGACCAGCGACAGCGTGCCCGGTCCCGGAGGAGTTGGCACGCCGCCGTTCGCGGAAAAAGCTACGCGACGGCGGCTCATTATGCGTACCCCACGCAGCGCCACAGCGAGTCGAGCGAATTCCAGACGAACGTGACCGACAGCTGCGTGCCGCTGGTCAAGCTCGTCGGCTTTGCGACCGAAGAGTCCTCGAACTTGGCGCCCCAGGCAAGGGAGACATTTGCCGTCGGCTTGAAGTGGAACGTGATCTGCTCGCCATGGTTCGGCGTGCCGGTCAGGTTGGTGGACATCGACGTGATGTTGCCGGACACCGGGTTGAGGATGACCTCGTCGTAGTTGTCCGTGTTGATGGTCGGCGTCGCACTGAACGTGAGGGTGGTCACGCGCGGCGTGACGCGCTTGTTCGTCATCGTGACGGCGTTCTCTGCGTCGACGGCATACGCTGCCGGGTAGACGACCGTAACATCCTTGCTGCCCGAGGCGAACGTCACGGCGGCGCCAGAGTTGCTGCTGGAGATCAGGCCGTTGCGGGTCAGGACGCCGCTCGACAGCGTGTAATAGCCGACTTCCCAGGCGCCAGCCGAGTCCGGCCCGACCTTGATCGGGATGCGCGTCGTGCCGTCGGCATAGGCCGAGGTGAATGACTGGTAGTTCGTCGCCGCGCCACCCGGTGTGAACGACGCCGTGCTGGTGACGGTGGTCGTCTCCTTTACGTTGTCTTTGTAGTTCACGCTGCGGTGCTCCCCGATACGCGCACGGTGTAGCTGTCGCCGGTGATGGCCGGGCAGCCGGCGCTGATGGTGCGGCGCAGCCAGATCGCCTGGTGCTGGCCAGCCGGGATGTCGCCCAGCGTGATCGGGCCGGCGCCGAACGTCACACTGGTCGGGGCGGTGGTTTCGCTGCCCACCGTCTGCTCGGTGCCGTTGACCGCGCTGGTGCCGAGACCGATGTCGATGATGGACGTGGCATCGGGCGTGTCGCTCTGGATGTTGGCCGTCGCCCCGATCAGCGTAAGCGTGCCATGGTTGTTATGGATATAGACGCAGCGATATTCGACCAGGCCGGCCGTAGCCTGGGCCGCAGTGACCGTATCGAACAGGCCGGCAGGCGCAGCGTTGGACGACTTGGCGCCACCGAGCGAGGTGATGGCGGTGGCGTTGGACGCGCCCCCGGAAAGTCGTTGGATGATATCGGTGGAGGCGATGGCCATAGTGATGTCCTGTGTGTTGGTTCCAGAATGCAATAATTCTGGCATGCTTCTTGCCCGAAGTAAAGAAACAACGAGGAGGTGTTGACTCAAGAAAATATTTTTGACAGACAACGTAAGTTTGCTTACCCTGATGTTCCCTATCCACCCGAAAACAAACCTCATATGTGGCTCAAAAACGCAACCATCTACGGCATCTCGCCGAAAGCCCAATTCCCCGTCGAGCAGCTGCAGGCTGCTCGTTTTGTTCCGGTCGACAGCCTGCAGATGCAGTCGGTCGGCTTCTCGCCCGTGCGCGATGACGAACTGGCTTACAAGCAGGGCAAGCACACGCTGCTGCGCTTCACGGTTGAGAAGAAGCACATCCCGGGCTCAGCCGTGGCCGTGATGCTGGAGGAGAAATGCGCCGAGCTGGCGCGCGAGCAGAGCTTCCCGCCCGGCAAGAAGCAGCGCAAGGAGCTCAAGGAGCGGATCGTCGACGCGCTGCTGCCACGCGCACTGTCGACGCGCCGCACGACGGCTGTCTGGATCGACCAGGACCAGCACCGCATCGTGATCGACTCGACGTCGGACTCGCTGTGCGACGAGATCGTCAAGGCGCTGATCAAGCTGTACCCGACGATCGAGTTCCAGGATGCCCGCTGGCCGCGCGCCAAGGTCGTGACGACCTGGCTGGACGACGAGCCGCCCACCCACTTCACGGTCGACGACGCTGTCCAGCTGCAGTATCCGGGCGAGAAGGGCAAGCGCGTCAAGTTCGACCGGGCCAACCTCGATGCGCACGACGTGCAGACACACCTTGCGGCCGGCGCGTACGTCGACTCCGTGGCCATGACGTTCTCCAGCCGCCTGTCGTTCATCATGACCGACAACATGCGCATCCGCCGCATCAAGGCGCTGGACATCGTGCAGGAGGGGCGCGAGGCCGAGAGCGACGTCGACCGGTTCGACAGCGACTTCGCGCTGATGACGCGCGAGCTGGGCTGCCTGATCGACGCACTGGTGCAGGAGGCGTGATGGGAATCCGAGAAATCGGCCCCGTGACCGAAGTCCGGCCGGGCCAGTGGATTTGCGAGACGCCGCTGCTGCGCGACCACATCTGCTCCGAGCCGCGCGAAGTCGTACGGCGCTCGGGCAAGCGCGTCTACTTCAAGAACCGCCACGGTGAGGACGATGGCGCGTACTGCTCGATCCGCAGCGTTCTCGCCCTGTGCGACACGAAGGAGGAAGCTGACACGGTCTATGCCGTCAGCAAGATGCAGTTCGACGAGCTGAATGAGGTGCGCCGCCGGCACCAGGCCCACTTCAAGGCGCTGCTCGGATGACCGCTTACTACAACGAATTCAACCCCGCGGCGGCCGCCACGCTGCGCAACCTGATCGCTGAAGGCCTGATTGCGCCGGGCGTGGTCGACGAAAGGAGCATTGCCGATGTCACACCCGGAGACCTTGCCGGATTCACCCAGTGTCACTTCTTTGCCGGCGTTGGGGGGTGGTCATACGCTCTCCGACTTGCAGGCGTCCCTGACGGCCGTCGAGTCTGGACGGGCAGCACTCCTTGCCAGCCTTTCTCCTCGGCAGGCGCAGGCGCTGGGTTTGATGACGAGCGGCACCTATGGCCCGCGTTCCATCATCATGTCCGCGTCGGACGCCCTCCAGAAGTCTTTGGAGAGCAGGTTGCAAGCAACCTTGTCGACCCATGGATCGACCTTGTACAAGTTGACATGGAAGGCCTGGGCTACGCCTTCGGGGCGCTCGCGTTCCCGTCTGCGGGGTGTGGCGCTCCGCACATCCGTGACCGGTGCTACTGGGGTGGCCGGCTGGGTGACGCCGACCTCGCGCGACTGGAAGGACTCGGGCGCGGACATCAAGCCGCGTCCGGACAACGGCAAGGAGCGGCTGGATCAGCTGCCGCGCCAGGCGAACCTGTGTGGCTGGCCGACGCCAATCGCGAAGGAAGCCAAGGCGGGGCTGCACTGCTCGAACCAGGTGACGACCGGCATGGCGGCGCAGCTGGCCGGCTGGCCGACGCCGCGCGCGGCGGACGGCCACAAGGGCACGGATCCTACGGCGGACACGCTGCGCGGGACGGACTTGCCGACCACGGCCAGCTGGACGATCACGGGCCCGGCCCGGTTACGGGCTTCTGGCGAGATGCTGACTGGCTTGCATGCCGGGACGGCAAGTGGCGGCCTGTTGAGCCCAGCACACAGCCGCTGGCTCATGGGCTACCCCGCAGCCTGGGATCGGGCGTTCCCGGGCTGGCCGAGCTGGCGCGCGTGGCAGGACTTGATGCAAAGTCTCTCGCTGCAGCAAAAAGCTACCGCGTAGCCGCCCTGCACGGCTACGGCAACGCTATCAACCCGTACGCCGCGGCCGCTTTCCTCAAAGCATTTTACGGAGCAAACTGAATGACCGCTGGAGTTCTGGGCCCCTGCGCCCGCCGCGTCGTGCGCTGCACGCTGATCACGCCGGCAGGCCACGTTATCATCGGCGAAAACTGGTGCATGAACCCGCAGCCGGCGTGCCCGCGCGCCGAGGGTGAAGGCTACGAGAAGTGCCAGACGATCTGCAATCAGGTCGGCCACGCCGAGGAGGTGGCCGTGCTGATGGCCGGCCCGTCCGCGCGCGGAGCGCATGCCTACGTCGAGAACCACACCTATGCCTGCCGCAACTGCCAGGAGACGCTGTTCGCGGCCGGCGTCGCCGCGCTGACCATCGGCGCGCCACCATTGAAAGGAGACTGAATGAAAAACCACACCGGCAGCACCCCGTTCGAATACGTCAAGCCGGCCCCGCTGAACGTGCGCCTGATCCTGCTGGAAGCCGACGGCAAGGTGTCCTTGGGTCCGTGGAAGGGCCCGCACGTCGGCAGCAACGACCGCCTCATCGGCTGGGCCGCGCTCCCGGCGCGCGACCTTGCGATCGAGCGCAAACTTGCGGAGCTGCGGTAATGGCTATACAGCCGGAATTCCTGCTGGTGCAGAGGGACCTGGCCAAGGTGCAGGCGCTGTGCCTCCGGCTGGCGAATCCGCACTGGATGCCGCGGCCACAGTCCTGGATGTGGCTGCGCGGCGACGGCATGCCGCAGGGATTCGGCACGCTGGCGCACGAGCGCCCCGGGCTGGCCAACCTTCTGTGGCTGTCGCTGGATCTGGACGCGCCGCCGCGCACGTACGAGGCCCACATGAACAGCCTGTACGTCCTGCTGTTCCAGGAGGCCGAGTTCACGTTCATCGGCGGCACTTCGCTGGTTGACATCGCAGGCCTGTCGACTCTGCGCGAGTTCATCGACCGCCTGCCGATCGAGCCTGGCAAGCGCGGGCTGGAGCGCATGTTCCCACTGCTCCGGCTACTGGCTGAGAGGAGGCTGCCATGCTGACGGTCATCAGTAAAGCGGATGCGCGCGCAGCGGGGCTGAAGCGATATTTCACCGGCAAGCCGTGCCGGCGTGGGCATGTGTGCGAGCGCTACCTCACTGGCCACTGCGTGGAGTGCCAGGCGCTGTGTGGTCGTATCTGGCTGGAAAAGCACCCTGAACACCGTGCATGGCAAGCTGCGTACAGGGAAAGCCACAAGGCAATACAGAAAGTGGCTGCCAAGGTGTGGTATTTGGGCCATAGGCAGCTGACCATTCAACGCACAAGGAGGTGGCGCAAAGCTGATCCAGATCGGTACAGGGCCTGGAGTGCGCGGCACTACAAAGAGAACCGATCAAGGATTCTTGAGCGTGCTCGGCAGGCTTATCGGCGCACGCCAGAAAAATTTTATGCGCGCTCCCTTCGCTGGGTCGAGCGTAACCGGGAGAAGGTTAATGCGGCGGCACGCAGGCGTTGGCTGTCCAACCCAGGAAAATACCGGGCTGCAGTTCGCAACCGACAGCTGCGGATAGCTGCCAGCGGCACGCTATCGCCGAGTCTGGTGCAGATGCTGATGGTTTCTCAGGCTGGGCGATGTGCCTGCCCCTGTCACAGCCTGTTAGCTGTGACCGGATACCACATGGACCATATCGTTCCGGTGTCTAAGGGCGGCGCAAACACGGACAGCAATATCCAACTGCTGACCCCACGATGCAACCAGCGAAAAGCTGCGAAAGATAACGCCACGTTCATGGAAGCCCAGGCGCGCAAGTACGGAGGCCGACATGATCACACTTGAACAGGCAGTCTCTCAATACCCGCTACCACACCCGTTAGGGGGGAACATGGTACTCGAGCCTCTGCAAATTGAGGCAATCGAGAAGGCAGTGATTTGGCGCCGAGCGCTGCTCGATTTGCCTGTCGGGTTCGGTAAGACTGTGGTGGCAACCTGCGTATCGCTGATCCTTGAGCAGGACACCACTGTAGTGCTCATGCCACCGATACTCGTCGCTCAGTGGAAGGAGTGGCTTGACAGTGTAACCGGAGCAGGGTCCTGCGTGGCTTACATAGGCTCGCCGAAGCAGCGGACACAGATGCAATTGCGCGGTGCTCGCTGGATTACCACCAGCTACCAGATATTCAATAACGACGTGGAGAGATTTCGTAAGGAGCTTGCAGGGTCTTCGGTATTGACTGTTGTTGATGAGTGTCAAAATGCTAAGGGTCTGGGTGTTCTTTTCAAGAACATTCGGAGCTTCTCCGCAGGTCGAGATCTGATCCTGATGTCGGGCACGATCATGAGTAAGCCGGGCGACGCTTATGCCTACATTAAGCTGAACACGCCAGATATTTATGCTACCAAGACGATGTTCGAGAACATCCACGTCGAGGAGCGCGACGTCTTCAACCAGCCGAAGAAGTGGCACAACCTCGACCTACTGCAGACCAACCTCAACATGCGACGTGTCCACTTTACCAAGGAACAGGCACACGCCGCGCTGCCCAAGGGTCGCATCATCCCGATCTACTACGACCTGTCGAAAGAGCACATGGAGCTGTACAAGCGCCTGATGGAGGAGCAGCTGCTCCTACTGGACGACGGCGGCAAGATCGACGCCACCACAGCCACGCGGCTGTACCACGCCGCGCAGCAGATCGTGCTGGACTTTGGCTACTTCGCCGGCGACGAGACGAAGCGCAGCGCGATCTTCGATCTCGTCGACGAGGTGGCCGACGAGATCAACCTCGGCGGCGAGATCATGGTCGGCAACGAGACGCGGCCGGCCAGCAAGCTGATCCTGTGGACCACGCACCGCAGCGTGTCGCGCCTGATCGGCGAGCATATGTCGGCCCGGCTTGCACCGATCGGCAAGCGCGGCGTGATGGCGTTTTCCGAGGTCGACTCGAAGAAGTCGATCAAGGCGTTCATGGAAGATCCGAACACGGTCTGCCTGACCGCGCAGCCAGGCAGCGCCGGCGCCGGCCTGAATCCGCAGTACCTGTGCTGGGAGGCCGGCTTCGTGCAGATCCCGACCACCACGATCCCGTTCATCCAGTCGACCGGCCGGATCGACCGGAAGGGCCAGCGCTACCCGCCGAACAACCGGCTGTTCATCGCGCGCAGCACGATCCAGGAACAGCTGCTGCAGAATTTGCTCACGAACGACGAGCTTGTCAACCGGGCGGCCGGCTCCAAGCGGGGCATCAGAAACTTGATTTTCCCGTAGGAAATAGCTGTAGAATCACCCACTTGAGCAGTAACCCAACCGCAAAGGAATAACACGAAATGCAGACTGCCGTTCTCGGCAGGGCGGACAAACTCGCCCTGCAGGCCTCATGGCTCAATTACCGCATGAAGAGCCATCCAAGGTGGCACCGCGACATGCCGGTCCCCCGACAGCTGCTCGCATCCGACCACAAGGTGTTTGTCGCCGTCCACCTAGAGGAGGGTGTACCGCGGATCCTCGATGTGCTGCGAGTCGTCGACGTTGAAGCGTCCTTCACGGCCGGCCTGACGCTGGTCCTGGCCAGCGGCACGGATACGATGCGGCTGCGGGTCAGCACCTACCCGCGCGAGATCCTCCCGGATGTGTTCGCCTGGGTGCCGCCGTTCTCCGACGTGCGCCACTGCCCATCCAAATTTGACGAGCCCTCCAGCACGTGGCGGCTGTCGGTGCCGATGTACGTGCGCACGGTGAGCGAAGACCTGATCGTCATGACGCGAAAGGAATTCTGCGAACGTTGGCCCGATATTGCCCTGTGAGGTCTGAATGAGTGCATTCCACTACTACCAGATCAAGGGTGGCGAGGAGCATTGGCAGCCGGTCCCGGTATCGCACCGTGACAAGGTGCTGGCCGAGCTCAAGCCGATGTTCGTGACGGTGCTGTCGGTCTCCAAGCTGGTCGACGATCTGACATACGAAGAGAAGCTGAAGCTGGCCTACATGGGCCCGTTCTACGTCGACTTCGACTCGGAAGATGACAGCCTCGTCATCCTGAAAGTCAACGAGTTCCTCGACAAGCTTGAGGACCTAGGCGTGAACCTTGCGATGTGCCGGCTGTACACCACTGGCGGTCGTGGATTTCATGCTGAGGTCCCGGTCGAGGTCTTTATGGAGAAGGTTCCGAAGACGGGCGTGATTGGCCTGCCGTCGATCTACCGCGAGATGGCGCTGGCGCTGGCGGTCGACACGCTCGACCTGAAGATTTACTCGACCGGGCGCGGCCGCATGTGGCGCCAGCCGAACATGGAGCGATCGAACGGCCGCTTCAAGGTGCCGATCACGGCGGCCGAGATGCGCAGCATGACGCCCGAACTTGCGGTCGACCTGTCGTCGGCGCCGCGCGATCCGGTGCCGGTGCTGGATCCGGACTTCTGCGTCAAGCTGTCGATCGAGTATTCCAAGGCGTCGCAGAAGGTCGAGGACCTGCTCAAGAAGCGGGCGCGCTTCAAGCCGAACCCGGCCGACCGGGAAAAGGCGAATTGCGCTTCGATCCAGTACATGATGGCTGGCCTGGGCATCAAGGATTCCGCCGGCTTCCAGGAGATCGCCACCCAGCTGGCGATCGTGGCGGTCACGGCCGGTATGTCGGAGGACAAGTTCATCGTCGAGTGCCAGGGCCTGATCGACAACCACAAGGGCGACAGCAAGCGCTACGGCACGCCGGCCAAGCGCGCCGAGGAGCTGCGCCGCATGCACCGCTACATGGACGGCAACCAGTGCTACGAGTTCTCGGTCGGCGCTGTGAAGAACCTGATGAACCATGCGGCGCCCGACCTTGACGGCATCGCGGCGACGCCGGACGAGATCAAGGAAGAAATCGAGGCGGCCGCGCTGCAGCAGGAAGACCCGGAGGGGCAGCAGCAGGACGAGTACGAGGACGTCGCCCGCGGCGTCACGCTGTCGAAGTACGGCGTCTACATGGACACCGAGTACGGCAAGAAGCGGATCTGCGCCGTGTCGTTCGACGCCGCGCAGATCCTGCTGTCGAGCGACAGCAGCCAGATCATCGGCTACGACGCCAACGTGCTGGTCAACGGGCGCACGGTCGGCAGCGTCACGCTGGAGTTGGACATGTTCAGCGGACTGGTGCCATTCAACCGGTTCGTGTCGAAATACGGGCATGCGTTTCAGGGCACGGATGCTCAGGTAAGGACGGTAATGATGCGATTTGTCGAACAGGCGAAAAAGAAAGGCAACCTCAGCTATGTCGTGACGCGCGAAGGCCTCGACATCGTTTCAATCCCCCAACATGACATCGAGCGCCTGCGCGAGCCGTTCCTCGTCTGGTCGGACAGCCACGGCGTGCACCTTGAAAAGGAAGTCGAGGACCTTGGCCTGCGCGTCAAGTTTGCCGGCTTCCCAGATCCACGTGGCATGTTCAAGACCGACATCTCGGCCGCGCCGTCGCTGGCGACGTGGATCGATGAGCCGGGCAACCGCGAGCTGCTGCGCGAGACGCTGGAGCACCTGTTCTCGTGCCAGCGGCCTGAGGTGCTGGGCAAGGTGCTGGGCTGGTACGTGGCCTGCTTCTGGAAGCAGCTGTTCCAGAAGCACTACGGCAAGTTCCCGCTGCTACACATCAACGGCCCGGCCGGCATGGGCAAAACGGAGATGCAGCTGGGGATCGGCCAGCTGTTCTACTGGCGCGGCGAGCCGCGCCCGCTGTCACCCGGCTCGACCAACTTCGCGCTGCTGCAGCACCTGATGGCGTCGTCGTCGATCCCGCTGATCCTCGACGAGTACAAGCCGCACGTGATGGTCAAGGCGCGGGTCGACCAGCTCAAGGGCCTGTTCCGCGACGCCTACAACCAGCGTGACCAGGCGCGCGGCGGCGGCTCGCGCGAGAGCGACGATTACCGCTCGCTGCAGTTCTCACAGATGGCTGCGCCGATGGTGTTCATCGCCGAGGCGGCCGAGGAGGAAGCCGCGGTGATGGAGCGCGTCGTGCTGGTGACTCTGGCTCGCCCGGCGCAGAGCCGCGTCCTGAAGAACGGCGCGCACTGGCAGGCGTTCTGGCGCAACCGCCACCTGCTGGGCATCCTTGGCCAGTATCTGGCCATGAACATCCTGCAGGAGGGCTCGGTCAGCGGCTTCATCGAGGAGTTTGACGCGCTGTTCGCCGACGCCAAGCAGAAGTTCATGCTGTCCGAGGAGGATCTGCGCTCTGGCTTGTCGGAGGAAGCGCTCAAGGACAAGCAGAACACGAAGGAGCGCCCGGTGTTCAACCACACTGTCGCGCGCTTCGGGTTCCGCCAGCTGCGCAGGCTCGTGAACGACGCGATCGGTAGCGACCTCGATGGCATGATGGCCGAGATGGAAGAAGGCGTTTTCGCCCGCCTGCACGACCTGCATGCGGCGACCACGCCGGAATACGTCAAGGTGCTGTCCGAGATCGTGAGCATGAGCCACCACGTCGAGGCCGACCGGCCGGATTCGATCCGCCGGGGGCACGAGTACGCCTTCACCAGCGTCGGTGGCCGCGACGTCGTCGAACTGGCCGTGCGGCCGGCGTACCAGCGCTACCGCATGCACTGCCGCCAGACTGGGCTGGAAGCCCTGTTCGGTGGCGTCGAGAGCTTCATGCATGCAATCGGCGACTGCCCGGCGTTCATCAAGCGCGGCACGGGCGATGTGCTGCAGGCGCCGGGCATCTTCGTATTCGATGCACACGAGCTTGCGCGACTTGGCGTCGATACTTTCAAGAATTAATTGACACCAGCCAACAAGTTTGCCATACTGAATTTTCACCCACATGCCGGGCGTGGGATCCTGACTCGGCACAACGACAACTTTAAAGGTAACGAAAATGGCACTGACCAAAAACGCAAACGCACAAGCTTCCACCCCGGCATTCGAAGCTCCGGATGACGACGTCGTCGATCAGGCGGCAGCTGAACAGGCTGCGATCCGCGCCAAAGCGCAAGAGCGTCTGGCAGCGGCTGCTACCCAGCATGCTGCTACCAAGCCGGCGGAAGAAGCCAAGCCGTCGGCCAGCCGCGAAGTGGCCACCCCGACCGGCACGCAGGTCGCCAAGGCGCGTCCGATGATCAACCCGCTGGAGCCGCTGAAGAACGCTTTCCCGGTCGAGTGGGATACGCTGCGCAACCTGGTGATCACCAACGGCAACGTGATGGACAAGACCACGAGCAAGGCGCTGGGTGACACCATCGGTCTGGAACTGCTGTCCTTCCAGGATCAGTGGGTGGTCTCCCCGGGCGTCGATGGCGACGAAGCCAAGGAGTTCGTGCGCTACTCCGACGACGGCGTCACCACCACGCAGGGCGAGGACATGAAGGAATACCTCGCGCACCTGAAGGCGTCTGGCTACGAGGAAGCGAAGATCTCGGAACGCATGGTCATCTGCGGCTCGGTGTTCGACATCGGCGTCAAGGGTGCGAAGGACCTGAAGGAGCTGCAGGACGCGCTGGTGCAGATCAGCCTGCCGCCGACCTCGAAGGCAACCTTCAAACGCTACCAGATGGACCAGGCCTTCAAGATCGGCAAGGGCTTCATCGAGGCGAAGGGCGCTGAGCGTGTGCGCATCGAATGCGACGTCGTGACCAAGGGCCAGATGTCCTGGACCGTGGCGAACTTCAGCCGCTACGACGCTGCCGGCGCGTAAGCCACCTCATCACCACCACCCAAAAGGGACCGCTTCGGCGGTCCCTTTTCTACAGGAGAAACACCTTGGACATGCAACAACCACAAGAACAAGTCCGCGAGCTCGCCTGGGTTATCGCCGACACGGAAACCACTGGTCTGACCGGCCCGGCCTGCGAGGTCGCCTTTCGCGAGATCGACCCCGACACGCTGGAGACGGTCCGCGAGATCCAGTCGCTGATCGATCCGCAGTGCGAGATCGAAGAAGGCGCCATGGCCGTGCACGGCATCACGCAGGAGATGGTCGCCACCGCGCCGACGATGCAGGAATTCATCGAGACACCCGGATACCTGGATGGCGCCTTCGACGGCCGCGATATCGTCCTGATCGCGCACAACGCGGCGTTCGACGTGAAGCGCCTGCACATGGTCGGCACCATCACGTCGTCGATCTGCACGCTGTTCCACGCTCGCCAGCTGATCGGCACCGAAGTCGTCAACCACAAGCTGCCGACCTTGCGTGAGCACTTCGGTTTTCCGAAAAACGAGGCGCACCGCGCGATGGCCGACGTGGCCACGACGCACCGCCTGCTCAAGGAGCTGATGGCGCGCGCCGGCCGCCGCACCTTGCGCGATTTCCACGCCACGCAGGAGACGACGGTCCATCGCTGGCCTTGGGGGAAGCACCGCGGCGAGCTGCTGATGGCCACGCCCAAGGAGTATCTGCTCTGGGCGAAGAAGCTGCCGGACCTCGAGCCGAACCTGAAGAAGTCGGTCGACAAAGTCCTCAAAACCCTCAAATAACGGAAGAAGAAATCATGTCCCAATTCTCCCAATTCTCCCAAGCCTTGATCGCCTTCAATGCGATGTATCGCCTGCCGGTGGCTGACGCTCCGAACATCATCTCGTCGCAGCGCCTGCGCGACCTGAAAAAGATCCTGCTCGACGAGGTCAACGAGATCGATGAAGTCATCGATTTGGTCGCCCAGGCCGAAGAAGCGCGGGATCTTCAACTGCCGAATTCTCCCGACGCGGAGCTCACTGCCCTGACCGCCCTGGCCGACCTGATGGGTGACCTGCAGGTGTACTGCGGCAGCGAGATGGCCAAGTGGGGCCTGCCGCTGGACGCCGTCCTGTCGATCATCATGGAGTCGAACATGTCGAAGCTGGGCGCTGACGGCAAGCCGATTTACGACGAGACGGGCAAGGTTCTGAAGGGCCCGGGCTATTGGAAGCCGGAACCGCGCATCCGCGCGCTGCTGGAGAGCCTGTACGCAGGCGTCGACGTCGAAAAATGAGCACCCACCTAGTCAGCGCCGCGGCGCAGATCCGGTCTCTGGCAAAAGCGGTTTCGGCCGCTTTTGCTGCGTCTGCGCTTACGGAAGAAGAAAAGAACCCGGGCCGCGTCGAGCTCACGGACCTGCCGTGGGCGGCGCCGCCGCTCGAATGCAAGGCGACCTTGGGCGGCGCGCCGCTCATGGATTACCTGAACGTGCCGATGAACCTCGACGAGTACCTGCTGCGCCGCTTCTGGTCCAAGACGCTGGAGGATCTGTGGCTGCGCCCGTCCAGCACGATGAAGCGCGGCGTGTTCGCCAACTGTAGCTGGGGCACGCCCCGGCTGCGGATGGGCCAGCGCGCTTTCCTGTTCTCGGTGCCGCCGGGCTTCCCGGCCCATCTCGACATGTCGGCCGGCGCGATGTTCTCGATCGAGGTGGCGCGCGCGGCGGCGTCGTCGCTGCCGGTGCTGGACGTCGTGAGCGACGAGGACAACTACTACGCCATCACGGCCGAGGGCTCGGTGTTCGGCGTGAAGAACGGCCGGCCGGCGTGCGCGTCGCCGTGGGACACCAGCGTGGCGGGCATGGTGCCGGACATGCTGGAGACCTCGCGCGGCGAGCCGGACGTCGCCTGCCGCTTCGACCAGCTTGCGGCGCTGCGCTCCGTCTTGCACCAGAACCGCAAGATGTTCCCCGAGTTCCAGGGCATCGACTACGCCCTGCAGGCGCTGCGCCTCTTGACGCTGTCGGAGCACTGCCCCGAGCTCGTGACGCAGATGCGCACGGCGCCGCTGGACTTGCCGCGCCTGAAGCTTGCCGAGCGCGCGCTGCGGGACGCCCTGTCCATCATCGACGACCTGAGCATGTCGGACCGGACCAAGCTGCAGATCTGGCACAACTCGCTGGTGCCGGACGTGATCTCGGCGTCGAAGTTCAAGCAGCACATCTGGGCCGGCGCCCAATTCCCGTTCTCGCTCGCCCAGTCCAAGCTGGGGAACATTCGGCAGTGGCTGGAGGCGGAGTACCGGGCGCTGCCGGCCAGCATCCAACAGGAGGACGTATGCAAACTCGCAGGCACACCTTGATCGAGGTGGTGGTCTCCACCGGCGCCGCGTTCGTCATCAGCGCGGCGCTGCAGCACCTCGTCGTCAATCCGCTCTGGCACCTGCACAGCTCGCCGCTGGACAGCCTGGGCATCACCGTTTTCTTCACCGTCGTCTCGCTGGTGAGGTCGTACTTTTTCAGAAGAATGTTCAACAAATTGGGAGTCAAAGCATGAAGATCGTGGGATTTACCGGCAAGGCCGGAGCAGGCAAGGATACGCTGGCCGATTACCTGGTGGAGAGCCACCACTACATTAAGGTGTCGTTCGCTGGCCCGCTCAAGTCGATGCTGGCGCAGGTCGGCTTTCCGGAGCCGAAAGACCGCGCCGCCAAGGAGCTCCCAATCGAGGGCTTCAGCTTCACGTGGCGCGACGCAGCGCAAAAGCTGGGTACGGAGTGGGGCCGTGCGCTGGATCCGGACATCTGGGTCAAGATCATGGAGAACCTGCTCCATCGCCTCTCCGACGATGCACGTGTCGTGTTTTCCGACGTGCGCTTCGACAACGAGGCCGAGATGATCCGCCGCCTGGGCGGCAGGATCGTGCACGTCACCGGTCGCGCCGCGGACCTGGGCGCGCACGCCGGCCACTCGTCGGAAGCCGGCGTGCGTTGGGCCGACGGCGACGTCGCGCTGGACAACAGCGGCTCGCTGGAAGGCACGATCCTCGACATGCATTACCGCCTGCTGGAGGCGATGTGAGCGAGCGCACGGCAGACGAACTGGACATCGCGGCCGATCTGCAGGAGCGCGCCAACGCCGAAGGGCTGGCGCGCGTACGGCAGCAGCTGGTGCAGACGCACCCGGGCTTTAACGGCGTCGACTGCGTCGACTGCGGCGACCCGCTGCCGGCCGTACGGCTTGCGTATAAGCGGGTGCGTTGCACGCTGTGCCAGACCGAGGAGGACAACCGACTGAAAATGCTTGGGAGGCGTGTGTGATTACTTTCCTGAAGTCTAGCTTTATGTGGTAAGCTGAGGTTTTCAGGAGGAAACATGCATGACCCTACTGGCGAGCGGTACGGCCAGCTCACGGTGATGGGATACAGCGGGCGCAAGTACAAGAACGGTGACCGGTATGTCACCGTTCTTTGCGACTGCGGCACCGAAAAGGAGATGACGTACCCGAGTGTCAAGAGCCCGCGTGGCAGCCGCAGCTGCGGCTGCCAGCGCTGGAAGGGCGTACATCTTGCCAGCGGCACGCCGCTGTATCGGGTATGGCTTGCAATGCGTCGCCGTTGCTACTCTCCTGCTGACCGCAGCTATTCAAACTACGGTGGGCGCGGCATCACGATATGCCGACGTTGGCGGTCGTATAGCGCATTCGCTGCTGACATGGAGCCTACGTTCAAACCTGGCCTAGTGATCGATAGGGTGCATAACAACAAGGGGTACAGCAAGGCCAATTGCCGCTGGGTTACCAGAGCAGAAAGTAACCGCAACACTCGAGCAAATATCAGCGTCCTAGTCGATGGGCAGGTGTTGTGCTTTGCAGAGATTGTCCGGCTGTACGGGACAAGGAAATATCGAAGTGCGCTGCACAGATATCGGAAAGGGCTGTCGGTCGCGGATGCGATCGATGCGACCGATCTTGCAATCAAATTTACGGAGATAGTATGAAGCGCTACCGCCGCGGGGCTGTGGATATGAGCTCGTTCATGTGGACGATGATGTCGTGGGGTAAGGATGCTGAAAACGGCTATGAGGTCGAGCACGAGGGCAAGAAGGTCTACATCAACAGCGCTGCCTACGGCTACGACAATACGCTGGGCCGCATGTTGGACTGCATGAAGGCCTATAAGCTGAACCCGATCGACGTCATCTTAGTGTTCGAGGGCCAGAACAGCAAGGGCAAGCGCCTGCTGATCGACAACCAGTACAAGGGTGGGGGCGAGAGCAGCCGGCCGCCTGAGGCGTACGCGGAATTCGAGAAGTGCCGCGAGATGCTCAAGACGACCTTCCGCGAGCTAGGCGCTCAATTAATGTGGCAGGACTTCGCCGAGGGCGACGACACGCTCGCCTGGCTGGCTTTCAACACCGAGGACGACCTGATCGTCTTCACGTTCGACAACGACCTGACGGCGCTCAACCTGCACCCGAACGCGTACGGCGCGCGCGTCTCGACGTGGATCAACGAGATGTTCGAACACAACAAGTACGGCCTGTTCGACTACCACCTCGTCACCACCTACAAGGCGCTGGTCGGCGACGCGTCCGACAACATCAAGGGTTGCCCGGGCTTAGGCCCGAAGAAGTTCGAGGCGCTGTGCGAGAAGTACGGCTTCGACGGCCTGGCCGAGATCCATGCCATGCTGCTGCGCAGCGACCTGTCGCCGCTGGCCGAGTACATCGGCCCGGACGACAAGCTGCTGCAGATGATCCTCGATAACGCGCCGCAGGTGATTCGCTGCTTCGACCTTGCCCGGCTGCGCCCGGAATGGGTCAACACGATGCGCCAGCCGATCCACTGGGAAGCCGGCATGGTGCGCCAGCTGCTGCCCACCGACCGCGACCCGCGCCTCAAGCCCTGGTACGGCCGCGTGCGCCTGATCACGGCCGCCAGCTTCGCGGACGCCTGCGCCTGGGCGCGGCCGCACATCGAGGCTTCGCGCGACATCGCGCTCGACATCGAGACGTCGACGCCGGACGAGTCGGACGAGTGGCTGGCCGCGATCGGCGATCCGGACGGCGTCGACGTGTTCGGCTCCACGCTGACCGGCCTGTCGCTGACGTTCGGCACGAACAACCAGTACACGTTCTACTTCTCGGTCGACCACGCCGACACGGACAACATCGACAGCGAGGATCTGCGCCAGTTCATCGCCTCGATTCCGCAGGAAAAAGAGCTGATCATCCAGAACGTCTCGTTCGAGCTGGCGGTCCTGTTCAACGCCTGGGGCGCGCGCCAGATGGACAACGGCTACCACGGCTTCCTGCCGAACGTGCGCGACACGAAGTTCGAGGCCAACTACGTCGACGAGAACATCCCGACCGGCCTGAAGCAGCGCTCGCACGGCACCTTGGGCTACCGCCAGGAGACCTACGAGGAGACGTGCACGATCACCGCGCACCCGTCGAAGCTGCCACGCGGCGGCAAACTGCTGCGCGAGGAGTACGTCTACGAGACGGTCGGCACCGGCCGCTTCGAGCCGCTGACGGAGGAGGAGATCGCCGCCGGCGTCGTGCCGATGGAGATCATGAAGACGCAGCTGGTCGAGGGGGAGGATGGCGAGCCGGTCGTGGCGACGCACACGCGCCGCTACAAGATGCGCGAGCTGACCGCGCAGCACGTCCTTGGCTATGGCGCCGACGACACGATCTGCACGATCGCGCTGCACAATTTCTACAAGCTGTTCCTGCAGCTGGAGCACTCGTATCAGGTCTATCTGCAGGTGGAGATCGATGCGGCCTACCAGCACGCGAAGAACTTCATCGACGGCACCGAGGTGTCGATCGCGCGCTGCAAGGAGCTCGAGCGCGAAGACGACGCCACGTACGAGAAGGCCTGGGCAGTGGTGCGCGAGTACCTGATCGAGCAGGGCTGGGCCGGCACGTCGCCGCCGACCTATACGGTCGACATCACGCCGGCGCAGATCAAGGAGGCGTACACGATCGTGACCGGCGAAGTGCTCGACTCGATGATGCGCACGCCGTCGAAGATCGTGAAATTCATCGAGTCGACGACGGAGCATCTGCAGTTCGCCCGGATGCTGGATACTCTGGTGCAGGCCAACAAAGAGGGTGGCCTGTCGGCTTGCATGGAGGCGGAGGAGGCGTTCAACAAGTACGTCCGCTCCTACTTCAAGGGCGAGCCGCAGTTCAACAAGGGCTCGCCGCTGCAGATGCAAAAGCTGATGTACGAGGTGATGGGCCTGCCGATCCGCGTGCGCAACATGCCGACCGACGCGATGAAGAAGGCCGGCATCCGCGAGGGCACGCCGAAGACGGACGCCCTGGCCGTGGCCTACGCCTTGCAGGATTGCATGCCGGAGCAGAAGCCCGTGCTGGAAGCCTTGAAGCTGATGGGCATGGTCACAACGCGCCGCTCGCTGTACTACTCGAAATACCCGTACTTCCCGCACTGGAAGGATGGCAAGATCCGTTCACAGCATAACCAGTGCGCTGCGGTCACACGTCGCGCTACAGAGTCCAAACCAAACAAGACCCAACTACCCAAGCACCAGAAGATCGAGGGGCAGGAGGCTAAGTTCCGTGAAGTGATTCGACCGCACCGACCGGACGCCGTTGTTGTGTCGATGGACTTCGACAGCCAGGAGATGGTTCTGATCGCCGAGCAATCCCAGGACCCGAACATGCTGGCCTGCTTTGTGGGCGAGAATCGAAAATCCCCGCACTCGATCACGGGTCTCGGTATCCTGCTGGCCGAGCACGGCGGAGGCTGGAGCTACGAGGCGTTTGTCGAAGCACTTGAAAGCAAAACGCACCCGCAGCACAAGCTGGTGAAGGACAGCCGCACGCTAGGCAAGAAGGTGAACTTTACGGCTGAGTATCTGGCGCAGGCTCCGAAGGTGGCCGCGACCTTGATGGTCACGGAGGAGAAGGCTCAGATGTTCCTTGATGCGCGAGAGGCTATGTATCCGGTGGCCGGCGCGTGGAAGGAAGGGATTATCGCGGAAGTCAAGGAGCGAGGCTACGTGCGAACCATGATGGGTGCAGTGCGCCACCTGAGCGATCAACTCTTGAACGGCACCAACTTCGAAAAGAGCAAAGCAGAGCGCCAAGCCGTGAATTTCTGCGTTCAGGGACCCGCCGGCGAGCAAACAAAGCTCGCGGAGGGGCGCATGTGGAAAGACAACCTGTTCTACGATTTCGATGCCGTTTGCTATGGGCCCATCCATGATGAAGTGGTTGCTTCTGTGGCAATAAAAGATCTTCACGCCTTCCTGCCTCGGATGCACGCTTGCATGGTGGCACCTTACTCAACAATGAAGCTGGAAGTGGTCTCCACGATCTCATTCGGGCCGAACTTCTACCGCCAAACGGAGATCGGCCCGAAGCCGACGCGCGAGGCGATCGACAAGGGTCTGTCGGAGATGTATGAGGCGATGCGTAAGCGAGGGGAACTGAAGGAAGCAGCCTGATGCTTGCCACGCTGCAGCTCCTGGTGTAGAGTTAGTTTGTTTACTTAGGGAGCTGCAATGATTGGGAAAGTATTTGGAAGGCTGACTGTTATCGCCGAAGCGGAGCGCCTCAAGAAGTACGAGAGACGCTTCGTTTGCAGATGCGCTTGCGGGGGAGAGAAGACCGTCACAAGACAGAATCTTGTGGGCGGAGGAACCTCCAGCTGTGGCTGCCTGAAGCGGGAAATGCTCCTGCAGCGTAACGCAAAACTGGCGACACACGGCATGTCCAAGACTTCGGAGTACCTGGCCTGGATAAACATCCACAGGCGCTGCGGAGATCCGAAGGACAAGGCCTACGGTCGCTACGGCGCCGTCGGTATCAGGGTCTGCAAACGTTGGCGCACCTTCGAGAATTTTATCTCTGATATGGGGATGAAACCGACACCGGAGCACCAGATAGAGCGGCGCAAAAACTCTCAAGGCTACAGCCCGGGTAACTGCTACTGGGCCACAACGAAAGCGCAATCCCGTAACAAGTCATCTAACGTGGAAGTTGTGTACGGCGGAGAGTCGATGGTTCTCCGAGACGCCTGTAGCCGGGCTGGTCTGAACTACTGGACGGTCTGGAGCAGGATTGACAAGGGTTGGCCGCCGAAGCGGTGGTTCGAGCCGACAAACCGAAAGAATAACCCCACCCCGCCCGGCCGCCGCGCCGGGCTTCAACCTGAAAGGAAAACATGAAACCCGAAATCACCATCGCCATCAGCGGCCCGACCGGCGCTGGCAAGACCACGCTGGCGCAGTACATCGCCGCGGACCTGAAGATCCGCTACGGCATCGACGTCAAGCTGATCGACGACGGCCACGAGCAGTCGCTGCCGACCTCGACCACCACCCTGAAATCCCACTTCAAGCCGCAAGTCACCGTCTCCGTGGAGCAAAAATAATGACCTTCAAACCCCTGCTGGCCGTCGAGGCCGATTTCGACATCCTGACCTACCCCAAGCTGGCCAGTATCAAGCTGGACGGCATCCGCTGCATCATCGTCGACGGTCAGGCCGTGACGCGCAGCTTGAAGCCGATCCCGAACGAGTACATCCGCAATCTGCTGTCACGGCCGGACTTCAACGGCCTGGATGGCGAGATCCTGTGTGCCGAGCCGACCGACCCGGATTGCTACCGGAAGACCAACAGCGCCGTGATGAGCAAGGATGGCACGCCGCCCTTCGTCTTTTACGTGTTCGACAAGCATGATGAGGACGCCCATTTCAGGGAGCGCCTCGGCCGGGCCCATGACCTTGCCGCCCAGATGTATGACGTGCGCGTGATGCTGCTGGAGCACACCTTCGTCACCTGCAAGGAGGAGCTCGACGAATTCGAGCAGCAGGCGGTCGACGCCGGCCACGAGGGCATCATGCTGCGCTGCCCGCAGGGCCGCTACAAGCAGGGCCGCTCGACGGCCAAGGAGCAGATCCTGCTGAAAGTGAAGCGCTTCGTCGACGGCGAGGCCGAGGTGATCGGTGTGCAGGAGGAGATGGCCAACATGAATGAGGCGACGAAGAATGCCTTGGGCCAGACCGAGCGCTCGTCGCACGCCGCCGGCAAGGTGGGCAAGGGTACGATGGGCGCCTTGCTGGTGCGCGACCTTGCGACCGGCGTTGAGTTCTCGATTGGCAGCGGCTTCACCCGGGCCGACCGCGAGGCGGATTGGCCAGTGGGCACGCTCGTGAAGTACAAGTCGTTCCCGGTCGGGGTCCTCAATAAGCCTCGGTTTCCGATCTTCCTCGGCTTGCGCGCTCGCGAGGATATGTCGGAGGCTGCATGAAGGTCATCAAGGCGCCTGACACCGTCGAGCTGACCGAGCGCCAGGTCCTTGCGGCGCTGGCCGACGCGGTGCGCAAAGAAACCGGCCGCGAGATGGACTTCATCACGCATGCCGAGGTGTTCGATTGCGGGGCTGTCGACCGGCCAAATCAGAAACTGCTCAATATCACCGTAACCCTGAAAGACGAGTAATGGAAAACAACTACCTGAACCTCCTACGCGAGATCCTTGTCAAGGGTATCCGCCAGTCCAATCGCACCGGCGTCGACACGTACACGCTGCCCGGCGCCTCGCTGCGCTTCGATCTGCGCGACGGCTTCCCGGCCATCACGACAAAGAAGCTGGCCTTCGACGCCGTCAAGGGCGAGCTGATCGGCTTCCTGCGCGGCGCTACGAACGCGGCTGACTTCCGCGCGCTGGGCTGCAGGGTGTGGGACCAGAACGCAAACGAGAACAAGGCGTGGCTGGCCAATCCGGCGCGCAAGGGCGTGGACGACCTGGGCAGGATCTACAGCGCGCAGTGGCGCGATTTCGGCCACACATGGAGCGATCCTGAAGGGCTGCACGGCCATGCCGGCCTGACGATGACTTCGGTGAAGGTCGACCAGATCGCCGTCGCCCTCGACACGCTGCGTTACGACCCGCACAGCCGTCGCATCCTCGTCAGCGCCTGGAACCCGGCCGAGCTGAACCAGGCCGCGCTGCCACCCTGCCACGTGCTGTTCCAGCTGCTGCCGCACGTCGATGACAAGGTGCTGCACATGACGATGTACATGCGCAGTGCCGACATGTTCCTCGGCGTGCCGTTCAACATCGCCTCGTACGCACTGCTGCTGGAGATGTTCGCGGCATGGAGCGGCTACCGCGCCGGCACCTTGACCATGTTCTTCGCCGACGCCCACATCTATGAGAACCACATCGACCAGGTGCATGAGCAGCTGGCGCGCGAGCCGTACCCGCTGCCGAAGCTGCTGCTGGACATGCCGGAGCGCGCGGTCGACATGGAGCTGGAAGCGCTGCTGCGCCACCTGGAGCCGCGCCGCATCGCGCTGCTCGATTACCAATCCCACGCGGCGATCAAAGCGCCGATGGCGGTATGAGCGCCCTCGGAACACGCGGCAAGTGGGCCGAGGGGAAGGTGCGCGACTGGATGAAGGCGCGCAGCGAGGCTGACAGCCAGTTCGCCTTCCTGCGCTACCCTGACGCCCGGGCCGGTTCGGCCCAGCCGGCGCCGTCGGACTTCGAGGCCACGCACCGCGGCACGAACTTCAAGATCGAGGTGAAGGAGGTCAAGATCACGACCGTCTCCAGCCGGCGGCTGCCGGCGGCGAACTTCGCGGCCGACAAGGTGGCGCGCATGCGCAAGTGGAGTCTAGCCGGCTCTCCGGGCTGGGTCATCATCTGCCACCTGACCGAAGGGCGCGGCGGCATGAAGGAGTGGCGCCTCGTGCCGGTCGCCGAGTTCTTCGAGCGCGCCGCGTCCTGGGACGTGTCGAAGTATCCGGCTTATCCCAAGGTCGAGGACGTGATGGTGCAGCTGTTTCCTTGACGGCAGGCAAACCTTGCAGCAAAATGGCAGTAACTTTGAGAGGCCCTTCGGGCCTCTTTCCACACCCATACGAGAAAATAAAATGACACTTACGGTAGTGAATGATTGGCATTTGGGCTGTATCAGGTCGTCAGGAACGACGCCGGCGACGGCCGCCCAGCTGCGCGCCGACCTCCTGAAAGCCGGCGAAGAGATCCTGTATGGCGTCGAGGGCGATCTCCTCGTCAACGGCGACCTGTTCGATGGTCCGGACATCCCACGCGCGGATCTGCTGCAGGCGGTGCGCATCTTCAGCGACTGGCTGACGAGGACCGGGAAGCATCTGTTCCTCGCGAACGGTAATCACGACCTCGACAAGAATAGCACCCGGCTGTCGTCCTTCCAGTTTTTCGCGCAATTGCTGATCGAGATGTGGGGCCCCGAGCGCGTCACGCACATCGTCGAAGGCACGCGGCTTGAGCAGCATGATGCCTATGTAATTTGTCATGTCGCTAATCAAGACCTGTTCAATCTGGAACTGGCCAAGGTGCCGGCGTGTCGCTTCCTGTTCGTGCACGTGAATTACGCGAACCAGTTCGCGGTCGAGTCCGACCACAGCCTGAACCTGTCGAAGGAACAGGCCGAAGCCCTGCCGGTCGAGTACATCGTGTTCGGCCACGAGCACCAGGCCCGGACCGAGCTGGGCGGCAAGGTCGTGATCGTTGGGAATCAGTTCCCGTCGTCGATCAGCGACTGCCTGGGCAACACGGACAAGGCGCTGCTGCGCGTCGAGGACGATGGGCGCTATGCGCTGCACACGACGTGGCAGGCGCCGGGCGACTACAGCGAGCAGGACTGGCGCTCGCTCGAAGACCGGGGCCGCTTCATCCGGGTGGCCGGCACGGCCACGGCCGGCGAGGCCGACAAGGTCATGTCGGCGCTGGGCCGCTTTCGGCGCGAGGCGAACGCCCTAGTTATCACCAACGCGGTGAAGATCGAGGGCGTCACCGACGGCGAGGAGCTGCAGCTGTCGCACGAGGACGTCACCATGTTCAACGTGATGGAGGCGCTGCGCGAATACCTTGGGCCCGAGGATGCGGCCGAGGTCGACAAAATCATGGGAGAAGAAAGTGCTGCGTAAAATTACCCTGTCCCACTTCCGCCAGCATATCGACCGAGAGTTTACTTTCGGTGATGGGATGAATGCGATTCGCGGTGATAATGAACAAGGCAAGACCACGATTTTTGAGGCCTTCACCTATTTCTGCTTCGGCGTCGGCGCGCTGCGCGAGTCGCTCGAAGACGTCGTGACCTACCACCACCCGGTCAGCAAGCTGCGCGTCGACTGCGAGATCGAGCACCTGGGCGTGACGTACCGCGGCTACCGCGGCAAGTCCGGCGCCGAGGTCTCGTTCGGCAACGAGAAGGTCACCGGCCAGCGCGAGGTGACGAAGTTCTTCGAGAAGCTGTTCGGCACGTCAGCCGACATGGCCGGCAAGTTGATGTTCGCGTCGCAGAAATCGCTGGCCGAGTCGCTCAAGGCAGGCCCGACGGCCGCCGGCAAGATGATCGAGGACCTGGCCAACTTCGACCTGATCGACCGCGTGGCCGAAGCGATCGCGGCGCGGCGCCAGACCGGCAACACGGCCGGCGTCGAGGGCCGCATCGCGGCGCTGCAGGCGCAGCTGGTCGAGACGCCGCCTGAAGACCTTGCGCCGCTGCGCGCCGAGGTGGAGCAGGCCCAGGCTGCCGTGACGGGCGCCGAGCAGGGGCTGGCCGCGCTGCGCACTTCGCGCGCCGAGCTGGACGTCGAGCAGGCGCGCCAGATCGAACAGCGCAAGGTGCAGCTCGACCGCCTGATCGAGACGGCCACGGTCGAGATCGATGATATCGAACGCGCGCTGGCCGCGCCGGCAGTGGTAGGCCCGACCGAGAGGGAACTTGCCGCCGCGCGCGCCGCCGTCGAGGAGGAGAAACTGTACAGCCGTGCGGCCGTGCTGCATGCCGAGCTGGTATGCGCGGACACGTCCGAGCAGTGGGACCAGAACTTGGCCTCGCTGGAAGCCGAGGTGACGAAGACGCAGGGTCGCGTCGAGATGGAAACGCAGACACTGAACAGCGTGACGCAGTCGATGACGGATCTGGAGCGTCAGCACGCCGCGGCCATGCGCGACAGTGACGTAAAGATCGCTCAGCTGGAAGGGCGCCTGATCAAGGAATCGACCTGCGCGCTGTGCCAGAAAGATTTGGCCGACGTGCCGGAAGTGGTGCGCACGAACAGCGAGCTGCAGGCCCAAATCAACGCTGTCAGGGCGGCTGCGGTCACGGCAGCCGCCGCAGTGCGTGAGCGCCATGCTGAGCTGGAACGCGACCGACTGGCGGCCCGGGAGTCTTTGGCCGAGCAGCAGCAGTACCTCAAGGATCTGCAGGCCGTCATCGTCGCCAACGCCAAGGTCGAGCAGCTGTACGCGCGCGCCGCCGACTTCATCTCGGTCGACCGCAGCGTCGTGCCGGGCCGCTGGACGTGGACTGGCCCGGCGATCGCCGGCGAACGTCTGGACGTCGTTGGCGCGCTGGCGAGACTGGAGCGCGCCGCGCGCGCGGCGACGGCGGACGCTGCCATGCGCGCCGAGAAGCAGGCCCAGCGCGAGCGCATCAAAGTGCGCCGCGACGCTGACACCCTCGAGCGCGGCAGCCTGCAGCTGAAGGACGCGCTGGAGACGCTGGATATGGCTCAGCGCCTCGGCGCGGATATTCTCAGCGCCGAGCAAGCGCTTCGCCTGCAGCAGGCGACGTTGCAGCGCCTGCGGGCCGACCTGAACACGCGGGAAGCCCTTGCCGCCCAGGCTGCACGCCAGCTGGAGCAGACGCGCGCGCAGCTGGACGCCGCGCAGGCCGAGCTGGCCGCCATGCAGCGCTACAACCTCCTGATCAAGAAGGTGCGTGCGGCGCGCCCGGTCATCACGAACAAGCTGTGGAACATCGTGCTGGGCGGCGTCAGCAAGCACCTGTCCGAGATCCGCGACACGCCGTCGACGATCACGCGCGCCGACGGCACGTTCAAGTGCAACGGCTTCCCGGTCTCCGGCCTGTCCGGCTCGGCCGAGGACATGCTGGGCCTGGCCATGCGCATCACGCTGACACGCACCTTTCTTCCAGGTGCGAACATGCTCCACCTGGATGAGCCGGGCGCAGCGTGCAGCGACGCGCGCGAGACACGCATGCTGGGCTTGCTGTCGAAGCTGGACTTCGGACAGATCATCATGATCAGCCATAACCCCTTGGTTGACGCCGTAGCTGATCGAATTATCACGGTGTGACTATGAAAAGGATTACGCACGATCGCCTACTGGAACTGCTCGAGTACAGTCTCGTATCCGGGCGCTTCTACTGGAAAGTGGCTCGAAATAATCGATACCCTGCTGGTCGGCGGGCAGGGTATCAAAACCCTGCATCCAGCGGAGGCAGATCAATGGCAATTTGCATTGACAGCCAGGCATACCGTGCCAGTCATCTGGCATGGTTTTATGTTACCGGGACCTGGCCGATGGGCATTGTCGATCACAAGGATGGCGACCACACCAACCAGGCCTGGTTAAATCTGCGTGATACCGACTCGCAGATCAATGCGCAGAATCGCCGGCAGGCATCCACAGCAAATAAGTCATCGGGCCTTCTCGGTGTGTCTCAGGACTCCGACTCTGGGCGCTGGCGCGCTCGTATATGGGTTGACGGGAAGAACCGATCCGTCGGTACATTCAGCACTAGGGATGAGGCGCATCAAGCGTACCTCAAAGCCAAACGCAGCTTGCATCCGGGCTGCACAATTTAAGGAGAAGCACATGGACATCGTCCGACATCCCAAGACCAACCACAGTTTCGGCGCGCCCGCCGACATGCAGGACGGCAGCTGCGAATCGCTGCCGGTTGTCATCGCCAAGGACGAGTACGGCACCTGGGCCTGCTCGTACTGGAAGCCCAGCGGACAGGAACTGGAAGCCCTCAATGCCGGCGGCGCCATCCAGCTCGGTGTGCGCCTTGCCGATCATTCACACCCGGTCGTTTCGATGGGCGTCACGAGGGAGCCGGTATGACCGCCCCGGATCGCGATGGCTGGATCGAGCTGAACGCCTACTGCGAGAAGTACGGCGAGCGCAAGAACACGGTGCACAAGCGGGTGACCGACGGCTCGTGGCCGCGCGGCGTGCTCTACTCATCGCCGTCCGGCAGCGTGGCCTATGTGCACGAGGCGCGCGCGGTCGAGTGGCTGCGCCAGCAGGGCAAGTTGCCGGAGTCAGAACAGGCGGCCTAAGCTGTTGGCGAATTCGTAAGGATCTTTCGAATTCTTCTTCAGGTTACAGGGTCCGCATGCGATGACCAGGTTGGTGACCCTGTGCTTGCCGCCCTTGGCAAGCGGTACATAGTGGTCGATGTGGTAGTTGTCTGGGCAGGCGGTATCGCACCAGTGGCAGAATTTAGGGGCTGCCGCGGCCCAGGCAGCGACCACGGCCGTGGTGTCGCCATCGGCCTCATGAGCACGTCGACGTGCCTTATAGTTGATCGAAATTATCCGGCGTCTCTCTGGGTTTGCAGCGGCCCATTTTCGCGCTTTGGCAGAGGCAGTCTCTGGATCATACCGAGCGGCACGCTGCGCGCGTATCCGGTCCTTATTCTTTCCAGCCCAGGCACGCTTGGATGCAACCACGACAGGGTCGCGCTGCTTGTCGAGCGTGCATTGTACGCACTGCTTGTTGCTGGTGTATCTGACTGCACTCTGGCACACGTCGCAGGCTTTACCTGTAAATGTTATCTCACCGGAGGCTTTTGCCAGTTGGCGGGGAGTGAGCGGCTTGGCCGGTTTTGGCGGCAAAGCCGCTTTCTTCTCCGCGTAGCGCGTACGGGCCCGCTCCCGATCTGCCTGCGTAGGTTTGACATCCCGCAGGCACTGCACGCATTGGGATGTAGACGTATAGCGGAAGTCGATGTGCCCTTTAGGGCATGGATTTCCTGTGAAGTACCTACCCAGCCCCTGCGCTAGAGCTGCAGCGCGGGTAACAGTACCTCTACTTCCGTTCAGGATAGTCATCCATCACCTGTTTCAGAGGTATGAACCGCTCATCAAACTCTCCGTCGTCCACGTTTTCCAGCATGAGCACTCCGTGCCAATGCTTGTTACCCTGCGGTCCCAGGTACTGCTCTGGATGAAGATAGGCGCTCCCTGCGATGATGGCGGTAATCCGCTTCCCGTCGGCTCGATAAGCCTGCGCTATTTGCCGTCCTTGCTGATGGCCTGCAATGCAACTCTGGTGTTTCTTGTTGAGGATGGCCTGCGCCGTTGATGCTGGCCTTCCCATTCCGCCTGTAATGAAGTAGTGGCTGAAGCAAATCCCCTCGATTACCACCACTTCAAGGAACGGGTGAACGGTCCAACCATAGTCAGCATATCCGAGATCTTCAAGCCCTATTGTGCCTTCCAGCATCGGCTCATCGTTCACAGTACGTGTGATACGGTGCTCGTGGTTCCCGTACAGGATGTCCATCTTCGGCCGATACATCGCGTGCTTGCTGGCCAGCCTACGCAAATTGTACTCTCGCAGCGGCCCAAGCAGCAGCTGCATTCCTCGGTGCGCTGCCTCGATGTCTGCACGGTATCGACGCCCTTCGAATGCGCCCTTGCCCTTATCAAACGAGCTCAAGGATTCGAGGTCCGCAAAATCGCCGAGATGCACGATGCGGTCTGGCTTTTCGGCCACAATCATACGGCCTATGCAGGCCAGATACGAGAGGTCAACGTTTGGTTTGACCTGGGAATCAGGAATGACAAGGATGCGCATTACTCTTCGTCCGGAAAAGAGATGTGGCCGTCGAGCACGGTGCCGATCAGGATCGGCACCACCTCGATGGTGCCGTCTTCCTGGATCTGCGGCTCAAGGACGTACATCTCCAGCGCGATACCAGTTTCCTGGATGGCCATTGAAGGTCTCCTGCTGGCGCGCGTAGAACTCGCGCCAGCCTAAAGCTTGTTCGCGCCAGGCTCGGCAGCTGGCGGCGTTGCTGATTTCGGCTTCGGCAAGTTCGGAAAACTGAACGCCGGAAGGTTCACGATCAGCAGAGGTGGCGGATCCAGCAGGATCCCCGGACCAGCCGGCGCCGGCGATGCGCACGAAGCCAACAGGAATAGCAAACTCAGCATCCACAGCAGGTGGAATGAAACGCGGGATGTCAGCTTCAAGTTCTTTCTCCTGGACGTAAATTTTCTGGATGCGGTCCTTGTAGACGGTCTGGACCTGCGTCACGGTCTGCACCTCGCGCCTGACGACCGTGACGACCTTGGCCGCCTGCGCGGCGCTCTCGTGCCGCGCCTCGTGCAGGCTGCCGGCCGCGTAGCTGGCAGCTGCCAGCGCGGCGATCGCGCCCCAGCGCGCCCACCACGGCACGACCATGTTCAGCAGGCTCACAGCACCCACCAAAAGACGACAGCGGCGATGGCGCCGGCAGCGGCGAGGCCCATGTGGGCACCAATCATGAAGCAGGCGAGGAGGCTCATACGAGGGCTTTCAAAACGTTGACGGTCAGGTCGTACCGGGCCTGCAGGCCAAGGTCGCCCCCATTCACACGGCCGCTGATGCGGTTGATTTCGACGTTGTCGGCCAGTTCGTTCAGGCCGTGCGCGCGCCAGAACCAGGCAAAAGCGGCAAGGCCGGTTTCCAGCTGCGCCACCTGGTCGGGGTAGGTCACGAGGTCCAGCCCCAGCGCGCGCCCGCACACCGCGTAGTTGTCGCGCCCGGTCAGCTGGCCCGGGCCACGGCCGCGGTAGCGCCAGCCGTCGCCCGACTCGATCGAGCCATTGCCCATTCGGTTGGCATACGCCGTGTTGGCGATCATCTGCTGGTTGGCAGCCTTCAGCCCGTCGATGCGGCCGTACATGGCGGCCGTGGCCGGCGTGAAGCGGTTCGGCCAGATCTGGACCAGTGCCTGGGCCGTGTAGTTCAGGTTCTCGACCATCCGCGTGAAGCCCTGCGACTCGTGCAGCGCCTGAGCGATGAACGGGCCGGCGCGGTCGCGCGTGTTGATCTCGAACTTCGGCATGGTTTTGTTCAGCGCGGCGGCGACATCGATCGCCGTGGCCGGGCCCATGGTGCGCCAGACGCGCTGCAGCTGGTCAGGCGTTACCGGATTCATTGGCGGCCTTCACGAGGCGGTAGGTGTTGATGATGCTCAACACCATGCCGGCGACAACCACCGCGCCGCCCATGAACTTGTAGATGTTCTCGGGCAGATACGGCTGCAGCGACGGCAGGTTGTCGGCGACAACCTTCTTGATTTCCGGGGCGTACGGCAGGGCCAGCAGCAGGGCCGCGCTGATCGATGTGCGCCACTTGCGCACTTCGACGATAGCGGCGGCTTTCAGATGTTGGAAATTCATTTGCTTGCTTCCTTTCTGGCGCGGCGGCGCGCCAACCAGTCCTGCACGGTTTTCGTTTCGTACAGCCGGATGCAGGTCCAGATGAACGTCAACACGATGGTCATGTTCGGCAGCCACCCGAGCAGCGTGGCTGCAAGGACAAGCAGCGAAGTGTTGTCGAGGTCCTTCTTCAGGGAAGGTTCAATCGCGTGCCAGGCGCTGAGCCAGGAGTGCTTGAGTTCTACCAGGCTCATGTATGCCTCGAAAAGTTGATTAAGGGAATTTTATATATTGCCCGCAGGATAGTCCAGCGATTGTGATCAATATCCCACAGGAAACTTAAATTGCAGCTCAGCGCATAAGTCGCCGGGCGACAGGGTGCGGTCATGCTCCAGCCACGCGTGCGGCGGCTCCCGGCCGTCCAGCAGCATGCGTGCCGCCGCCATCTCGTAGATCTCGATCGAGCCGCCGGAACACACGATCATGCAGCGCCAGTGCACGAATCGGCGGATGCCGAGGGCATCCTTCAGGCCGATCAGCACGAAGGCGGCGTAGCCGTAGCTGATCGGCGTGGCCAGCCAGTCGAACACCGACTCCTCGATGAGCGCGCGGTCAAGTCCCGCCGGCGGCGCGAACACGTCGAACTTGCTCAGGCAGGACACTGCAGTCAGATGGTTGCGCCCGCTGTTCAGGTCGGCCATGAACAGCCTCTGGCCGAGCCACACCGCTACGCCGGTGTGCGTGTAGGGCGAGCGGGTGAAGAAGGTCGTCGCCCGGCCCAGCAGGCCGTGCTGGTCACGCACGCCAATCAGATCTCCGGTCTGCACCTTGCTGCGCACCGCGGCGTAATCCATGCTGCCTCCTAGATGGACTCGATCTCAAGCGTGGCCGCGCCGAGATTGAAATAGGGAAGTGACATTTCCGGCAGTTCCTGGAACAGGCCGTATGCCTGATGCCGCGCCTCCAGCGCAAGGTCGGAGCTGCCCGGGAACATGCTGGCGAAGACCGGGTAATGCGTGCCGCAGGCCAGCATGGCGTTCCACAGGGTGGTCTGGTCAGTCGGCCCGAGTTTGGACATCGGGATCTTCAGGCGCCGGCTGACCGTGCCAAGGTCCGTGATCTGGTCGCCGGCGTCGTTGCGGGTGCTCTTGCTGGTGTCGGCCAGCTGCGCGCTGGCGCCATAGTCGAAGTTGGTCGAGGCCTCCCAATAGGCGCCCGCCACCAGCGCGGCGGCCTCGAGATATCCCTGCAGATTGTTCGTATCGACGATGTCGAGCCGCAGACCATAAGCCGGCACGGCAGCCGGGAGCCACGCGCGCGCGCACGCGCCGCCACCAAAAGCGTAGGCGCTGGCACCGGCCGCCGCGGTCCAGCGGCGCGGCGTCACGGTCGGCGCCGGGCAGGCCAGCACAGCGCCGCTGTCGTAGGCATAGGACTGCCAGGCGTCGATATAGCCGGTTGGCCGTGTCGCCGGGGCTGAGGTTGTGGGGTAGTAGGAAGTCGCGTACCCCTGCTCTACCTGGCAACCCCAGGCGTAGAGCCAGCTGTTGCCATCTCCAGTGTAGGTGCCGGCTGTCGCGGTCGCCTTCATGCCGAGGTAGCAGGTCGCCGAAGCTGTGGCGGTCGCCTGCGCTGTTACGGAACAGCGGTACCATCCGGGCATGCCGGGAACAGGCGTAATCCCGTAAGTAAAAGGTGCGCCGACTACGAGAGCAACCGACCCACTGGAGAGGTCGAAAATCGCGTACTGCGACGTGCCGAACGCGGCGGACGGGAGGCCGACATACCCGAATTGCCGGGTGCCAGCCTTCATGAACACGGAGATCGTGTAGTAGTTTCCGGTGGTGAATGAGACCTGGGACGACCTGATTTCATGCGCCGAGTTAGCTGTGGTGTCCTGAAGATAGACGGCGGAATTCGTACCGTCCGGCGCCGGGGTGCCGGATGTCACGGTAACGGCGGTCTGCGACCAGCCGCTCGTGTTCTCCATCTGCTGGGAGTACGTTATCAGATTGGCATTTGCCGTCTCGCTGGATAGCCGCACGCGCATGGTTGCCGTTGGCGACCAGTTGCAGAAGGGGAGCACGACGGCCTGGATCGACTCTGCCGCCGCCCACGCGGCCGAGACGGCTGCGCTCAGGCCGGTGGCGCGCCACGTGTCCGACTTGCGCACCGCCTGCAGATTGGTCACGCCAAAGTTGGCGGCCGTGTTTGTGGCCGACAGCGAGGCGCGATCGATGGCGTTGTCGGCGATGATTCGAAGATTGGGCATGGGAGTTCCGGCAGGAAATTTCCTCCAGAAAATACCACAATCTTCGCTATTTTCCTACGGGCTACATAGGCCATCCACCATGCTCACAGGCCCAGCTGGGAGCGTATCGACGCGATGAAGGCGGCCCAGGTGGCCACCGCCGCGTCCAGATCGGCGCCAGTAGCTGCGGCTCGCATATCGTACTGGCTGTCAAAGCGCTGATCCCGCATGCGTCTGCGGGCATCGGCCAGCGCCTCCGCACGGCCGATGACCTGCTGCGCGGCCCAGGCGTTTGTCTGGACCTGCATGGTCGGATTCTTCTGTGCGAACTTGACCACCGACTCGGGCGCCGGCTCCGCGTAGCCCGAGTCGGCGAAAGCCTGGGCCTCGGCAAGTGCGTCCTTGTACTCCTCGGCACGCTCGCCAACCGCGGCTTTCACGACAGCGTCAATGTCGATATAACACTTGGCTAGGGCATCCACCCGCCGGCTTGCAAGTGGCTGGACGTACGTCCACCTTTTTGCAGTCTCGTCCCAGACATAATCAGCGGACGGCTGTGGCGGCTGGTAATCCATCAATTGACCAGTCGACATATCGAGCTGCTGAGACATAGGGTCGACTGGCCCCATAATACATCCGCACCCGTCAGGTATATTCTCGTTGAGGTGCTCAGCGGGGCAATCAATCGATACCCCGGTGAATAGGCCAGTCTCATTACTGTAAATCCAGTATTTGCTCATTTTTTAATTATCTCAGCAATCATCTGCACGTCATTGGCTACGGAAGTCACAGCCCCGGAAGTGCCGACACTGCACCTAAAGTAAATAGTTGTAGCGACACCTGCTGTTACCGAAAGCCTTTTTGACCCGGTAAAGTTTGCGGTATTCCCAGTATTATCGTAGACCGCCTTGGTATTATCGGAAGAACTGAATCCGCCGGTATCTACTTTAATATAGGCGACATCAAAAGCAAATGGGCCGCCACCGGAAGTCGTATATTTGACGAAACACGCGTAATGGACAGTAACAACTCCTGTCACCGCCGGAGTGAATGAGTATGAGGCCAGTGTCGTATAATCAGAATTGGACGAAGGCGGCGACGAGAATGGGCTTCGAGTTGTCAATGAAACTGAAGTGGCCTGCACAAGTGCCGTATCGGTCGCGGCGTTATCAACAAGATTTCCGGTGGTGACAACCTGGCTTCCGGAGAGCGTGCCGGCGAATGTGCCTGAAGCTCCCGACAGCGTTCCGGTTATCGAACCCGAGAACGCCACGTTGGAGCTGGGCTGGTAAGGGTTTTCCGCTGCAAGCGTGGACTTCACGAGGGTGGACTTGATCACACCGCTCGCATTGATGTCCTTGTCGACCGCCCGGTATGCCTGGACACCGAATGTCGTGTAAAGGTTGGCCGCCGAGCCGAACAGGATGAACGCCCGTTTTGCTGCCGGCACGGTGAAAACCGTTTCCGCTGCAGGCGTCGTACCGAACGAATACGATGAGCTGCTGGACGATTGGTACACATAGACCAGAAACCCGTCGATGTCGCCCTCGTTGCCAGACCAGCCCCACTCAAACGAGATGTCAGCCGAGCCGTCGGTGCGGATCGTATGGTCGACCGCTGTGCCGTCGGAAAGGACTGTCGGCGCTGTCACGGCCGTACCGTTACGATCGTTGGACGAATTGAAGTTGGTGGCTGCGGTGGCTACGGTGTCGGCCGACACGCCGGCAACCAGCGTGCCGGACGGGGCGCCCACGGTGGCGCCCGGGGCATGTCGCCCGATCCACAGACCAGCCGCGCGCAGGTATTGGCCGCTAAAGCTGAACCCGTTCATTTGAATCCACGGCGTAGCGGTCGTGGAGTCGGCCGGCACCGTACAGCTACCTGTCACATACGTCCAGCCATTCCTCCCGTTCACCGCCGCCGCTGCATTCCAGCCGGTGATGGCACCACTCTTGCTGTTCGTCTTCACGCCCAGCGAGCAGGTGTAATCGGTGAGCGTGGTTTCCAACCACGCGCTGAAATACAGAGTCTCACCGGGAGTTACTGGAAAATCATTGCCAGTCTCAAAAGAATCGCGCCGCGTGAACCAGATGTTCTTTTGGTACGGAAACACAGCGCCAGGACTGACGACATTCTCGATACCGTCCACAGTCCAGCCGGCGTACGTACCGTCGTCAAACATCCCCTTTTTAATGAGATTTGACGAATCGTAGAACCTGTTCGTAACGTTGCCATAATCTGCCATCGTCGCGGCTTTTGCCGCAATCGCATTAATCAGGGCCTGTTTGGCGGTATAGTAATTGGTGAAATTGGCTCGGAAAGTCGACCCGACAATCGCCGTATCTGTTGAGGTATCACTATATGACACTGAGCCCAGGTACGTACTCAAGGCGCTATACGCGCTGTCGTATGCAGTGCGGCTCACTCCCAACGAATCGGCCTGTGTGTCCAAACCCGACTTCTCGCCAGAGATCGCGTTCCACAGGCCGATCACCTGCGACTTCTCGCCCTTGGATAAAGTGTTATCGTCGGCAATCGCGTCGACGGCGGCTTTTGCTGCATTAGCATTCGCCTCAACCGTCTGCGCCAGCGTTCCGCCGACATATGTGCCTGGCGGCGCGCCCACGGTAGCGTTGTCGGCCGGTTTACCGGCGCCGGAGACGCCCGCCCAGCTCGCAAGGGTGGCTGCTTTTGCAGCCATGGCGTTCAGCAGCGCCTGCTTTGCCGTGTAGTAGTTGGTGAAGTTGGTCCGAAAATCTGACCCGACAATCGCAGTATCCGTCGTGGTGTCGTTGTATGCCACCGACCCGAGATACGTACTCAGCGTGCTGTATGCGCTGTCGTATGCAGTGCGGCTGACGCCAAGTGCGTCGGCCTGCGTGTCCAGGCCACCCTTCTCGCCCGAGATCGCGTTCCAGTCGGCGATCACCTGCGACTTCTCGCCCTTGGACAGAACATTGTCGTCGGCGATGAGGCTGAGTGCCGCCATCGCCTCGTCCGAGCCGACACCGTAGCGGCCGATGGAAATCCAGTCGACCTCAAAAACGTCGGACGACGTATTGCCAAGGTCGAGGCGCAGATGTGTCACGTTGCCTGACGTCCAGTCGGTAGGGCTGGACGACTTCGCCATGTCCCATTCAACGATGACCCAGTTTCCGCCGACGGTCGGGTCGGGCGACACGAGACCGAAATAGCTGCCGTTCTCTCCGTGGCTGGCGTTACCGTAGAACAGGAAGCCGTCCCAGCCACTGCCCCCGATACGGCGCACCCTCGCACGGACCTTGTCGTACTTGGCGCCAGAGAAAACAGGGTCTGCGGCCAGCATCGGATCGGCATTGGTGGCCGTCACGGTGATCGAATTCGCATTCGCCGTCAACGTGGTCGAGTTCTCACCGTACCAGCCCTGCACCGTACCGCTGAAGTCGTAAGTAACCAGCGGGGTGAACGAGCCCCTTGCGGCAGTATCGGCCCTATATTTGGCTTCGGCTGCGCTCGGGAACCATTCACTGTAGACGTCACCCTCTTGCACAATCAGATCGTCGACGTGGAATTCGTCGTTCGCAACAACAGTGCCCCCAGTACCGTCAATGAAAATACCGTTCGCCTCAGCGGACGAACCCCACGTAATGCGTGCAGTGTATGTCTGCCAGCTCGTGGTCAGAGCGGGCTTGGATACCCATACCACGGATGCTGGAGCAGTACCCCAGCGCAATTCGGGAGTGTTCATCCCGGCGCCATTGACCTTTTTGGCCTTGAACGAGACGATATAGGTCTTGTTCGGTTGCCAGCCGCCCCTGACGCCGCCTACTGTTCCATCCACCTCGACAATCGAGGCGTCCGAAACAAGTCCAAATGTGTTCGTCGTTGTTGCGTTAGCCCGGAGGGCAAATGCCTTGCCTCCGGTGCGGCCAAGTACGTCCATGTATGTTACGGATATGCCGCCATTGTTGTAGGCGTTGTACCCGCTCGGTCGGTTCGAGCCCGCCTGCGCGCGCAGCTCGAAGCCGCTATTCCACATCAGGTTGTCGCCGCCAAGGGTACCGGTGAAATTCGCCGCGTTCGCGCCGACCGTGCTGGCCGCAGTCCAGGCGCCCCCGATCTTCTGGTACAGGGTCAGCGTGTCGGTGGCGAAGTAGAAGTCGCCATTGGCGCCGGTCGGCCGGGCCGAGAGTAAGCCTTGCGTCGTGCTGTTGGCTGTGGCGTTGAGCGCGCCGGTATAGCCCAGCGACCCGATCGTCACACGCTTTACGGTCTTCGAATCGCTGAACGTCAGGCCGTTGGGTGTCGTCAGCGTGGCCGTGACGGTCACGTCGCTCGAGCCCATGGCCGACTGGTTCATCGTAAAGATCTTGCCGCTGGCATCGACCGAGAACGTCACGCTGGGCGACGTCGTGAACACGACGGTGCCAACCACGCTGATCGGTGTCGCCACCATGTTGATGACGGAGGGCGTGCCGCCGCCCGAGCCATCCACGAACACGTAGTTCGAAGTGGTGGACAGGATCAGCGCGCTACCGCCCGCTGCCAGGGTGCGCGAGACCTCAGCCTGCAGGATCTTGTCGAATTCGTTGACGGGTGTAGCCATCAGATCATAACTCCTACGGTGGTGCGGCCGGCCGCCCATTTCGTCGACATCGAGACCACGATGCCAGTCGGGCCGGATGCGAGATTGAATCGTCGGTTGGTCAGAGTGACCGCCTGGCCCATCACAAGCTGGAACAGGGTTGCGTAGCCGTCGAACTGGTACGTCGTGCGCGGCACCTTGCGAATGTTCAGGCGGCGCTGTGCCTCCGCGGTTGCATCGACGCGGCGCAGCAGCACGGTGTCTTCCTGCGTCGGTTCCACGGTCAGGCGATACAACGTCTTGGTGGTCGTGTCCTCGGCCTTCGTGGTCAGGTAGGGCAGACCCATCAGCGCGAGGGCCTCGGCCGGCAAGCTGGTCTGGAGCGCGCTCTGCGGGGTCTGGTTGGGGCAGAACGACAGCAGCACGGCGCCCTGCACCAGGTCGCGCGTCACCGGGTACAGGGTGTGCTCGTCCATGTGCTTTGGCAGGATGTTGAAGGTCGGTGTCAGGCTGGCGAAGTCCAGCTGCAGCAGCTGCAGCTGGCCGGCGCGCGAGGTGGTCAGCTGCGCCTGCAGCGCGCCCGTCAGCTGTTCGATCACCGAGACCGTGTTGGCCGTACCGGTCACGACGGTCCCCACCGGCTGCGTGTGCGCGGCGTCGAACTGGCTAAAATTGGTCAGGTCGATCTCGCTGTCGGTGAAGCGGTTGCCGGCGGCACCGTAGTTCTTCACGATCTTCTTCACAAGCCCGGCCACGGTGTTCGTATAGCCGCCGGCGCTGTCACCCTGCAGCGACACCGTGACCGTGCCGGCCGGCGAGTTGATCAGCTTGAACGTGCCGTGTGCAAGGTCTACAATCACCGCCGACCAGCCGATGGTGTCGTTGGCGATCGGCACGCCGTTGTCGCGGATCTCGATCAGGCCGTTGATCGTGCCGTCGTGCACCTGGTACTGCAGCGCCGTCGGATCGATCAGGAGCGGCGTCATGTTGACGACCTCGCCCAGCGCCAGCGGCACGATGGTGCCCTGGTTGGCGCCGGTGCCGCCCAGCAGATGCTCGGTGATCGCTGCGTTCAGCCGCTCCTGCTTGTCGCGGATCTTCAAGTTCACGCTAGTGCGCGACTTGTTGCCGATGTCGGCCGACACGCCGGTGAACACCGGCACGTAGTCCGCGCGCGCCCAGCGCACATCACCAAACAGGATGGTGACCGGCCGGTTGGTCCAGACGTACGTCAGCCACGCATCGAACGCGCCGTCCGTGTTGTCTACCCCGATCTCGCCGACCGTCATCGTAGCCTTGCCGTCCAGCGAAACACTTTCGTCCGTCTGGATGTCGTCCTGGACCAGCACGGCGCGATACGGCTGGCTGGCCGGCGTGTCGCTGGCCCAGCTGGCGTACGGCAGCACCGACAGGTAGAACGTGGTGTCGACGCCACCCACGTTGGCGACGGCCTCCACCAGCACGTTGCGGATCGCGGCGGGGTCGTCAAGCCAGTTGCTGAATTGGGTAGGTGTCATCGCAGATTCGCAGTATTTTGAGCGGCCCACGCCGCGGTCTGGGTGGCCGTAGACACCGCGCCAGAGACCTCGTCGGCGTTATCCGACGCGGCCTTCAGCGTTGCCGCCACCTGGGTCGCCGACTGCTGCTGCAGATCGGTACGCAGGGAGGTGAACTCGGACTTGAAGCTCGTCAGCAGGCGCTCCAGGAACGCGCTGTTTGCAGCCGGCAGGCCCGAATACAGATCGGTCGTGGTCGGCGTGGTCGGCACCGTGGCCGTACCGTACTGCGTGCTGGGCAGCGGGCTCGATACCGCACCTTTCGAATTCTGGTAGTTCGCGTATTCGGCGGTGTGCTTGATCTGGTCGGCGATCGAGGCAAGGTTCGCCTCGCCACTCTTGATCTCGATGTTCCAGAGCTTGAGCATGACGTCGTCTGGTGCATGCCCAAGCAGTTCCTGGTACAAGGACGTGATCGCCTGGCCGTTGACCGTCGAGCTCTGGCCGCCCGTCATCGCGATCATCAGGTTGTTGATGCCCTCGGCGACCGAATTGACGCCTGCGTTGATGTCGGTCAGCTGCGTGACCTGGGCGTACAGCGCGTTCAGGCTGGACTGGCTGGTATCGGCCTGCGTCTCGGCAAGGTCTGCCATCGACGACATGGCCGAAGTGACACGGTTGAAGTCCGACTGGTAGGTGCTGTTCGAGGCGTTCGCATCCTTCGAAGCCTGCAGGAACGCCTGCGCCGCGGACTGCAGATTGCCCTGCGCCGTCGTGTCGCCGGCGCGCGCCTTGGCCAGCGTCGAGTCGAACTGGGCCATCGCCGCACCGTACTTGTCGGCCGGGTTCAGCAACGACAGATTGCCGGTTTGGAGCGTCACGACGAAGCTGCGCAGCGACGTGCTGAATGTCTTCAGGCGGTCGATCGCCGACTGCATTGCCTGGCTCTCGGTCTGGTAGGCACTCGCAAGGTCGGTCTTGGCCTGGGCGACAGTCTTGGCCTTTTGCACCTGATCGAACAGCAGCTGGTTCTGCGGGTCGAGCTTCGCGCGCGCGGCCGCATCCTTCTCGGCCTGCGTCATGGTCAGGTCGTCCAGCTGGTTTTGCAGGTCGGTGGCGACATCGGTGACCGACTTGAACGCCTGTGCGACGTTCATCAGATCGGTGTACGCCTGGGCGCCGGCGTCGCCCATTGCGCCGAATGCGATCGTCGCCTGGGTGAATTTTTGGACCGCATCCTTGCCTTCGGTCGACAGGCCATACTTGGCCAGGATCGGATCGATCTCCGCGCGCGTGGCGGCCGTCTGCTGGCCCTGCGTCAGCATGTTCTGGAAGAACCAGCTGGCCTGCGAGGTGAACTTGTCCAGACCGCCGGCCAGCTCGATCAGGTGCTCGCGCGCGGCGATCGAGGACGTGCCCACCTGCGCGTAAGTCGTGCCGAGCGACTTGAACACGGTGTCCACCGTGGCGTAATCGACAGCCACGCGCGTGAGGGTCTGGAGGTAGCCCTCGCCGGCCTGCTGGAACTGCTCAAGTCCGCCGACGGCGAACTGCGCCATCTGGTCGCCCAGCTTCGAGAAGGCAGCATTGATCTTGGCCTGGGCGTCGGAACTGCTCAGGCCTTTCAGGTCAATCTTGCCGATGTCGACCACGAAGCTGTTCAGACGATTCTTGAACGCCGCGCCGGACATGCCCATCATGCCGGCAGCCGATGTGATCGTATCATCCAGCCCGGTCAGAACTTTCGAGATCTGCAGGTTGGCCTCGGCGCCCAGCGACGACGTCTTGGTCTCGTTCTTGCTGTGGCTGAACCAGCCGCCATCCGTATGGATATCGGCGTACGACATGGCGTTCACGCCAAGGGATTCGGCCGCGCTCAGCGACGTTTTGCCCATGGTGAAGCCCTGGCTGGTAAGCGTCTGCTTGCCACCAAAGATCGTGTTGCCGACCTTGTTGATCAGGTTGTCCACGAACGGGACCTTGGCTGCCAGCATGCCCAGAGGGCCCGCAGCCACACCGCCAAGCACGGTCAGGCCGCCGCCGGCCAGCGTCCGGCCCAGCCCGTTGTTCGTGTTCAGCGGCGTGCCTGAGCCAGTCACGTTCGAGTCGCGGAACAGCAGGCTGACGAAACTTGTAATGTTGCCCTCGATCGACTGCAGCGCGGTCAGCATGCCTTGCGCGATCGGCAGATTGTTGTACGTGTTCTGCTTGACGGCGTCTAGCGACTTGGCGATCGACTCGCTCTGCTTGTCCGGATCGCCCAGCACGGTACCGGTCTGGTTGGCCTGCTGCTTCTCGGCTTCCGACTGGCTGCCACCACCGCCACCAAAACCCCCCACCATGTTGACACCGACAGCCACCAGCGCGGCAAGGGTTGCAGCGCCTGCTGCGAGATTCAGCGGGAAGGGCATCGACGCGATAGCGCGAGCCACGGCAGTGACGCCCCAGGCGGCGGCCGAAACGCCGGCGTTGACCACGTCCACAGCAGCCGCAGCAACCCCTGACGCCGACTTGGTAGCATCACCCGTAACGGTGGCGGCGACCTCGGCCTCCTTGAAGATGATCTTCTTGGCCATGGCTTCAGCGGATTGCGTGATCTCCAGGATCCGGAAGGCCTTTTCAGCAGCCGACAGCACCTTGTAGCCCTTCGAATTCGTGTCGAAGAAGCCCTTGGCCGCGCCGGCCATGTCACCGTAACCCTTGATCTGGGCCGCCGCGATGTCGTCAGCCGCCTTCTGGCGGTCGGCGTCGGTCTTGCCGCTGTCCGCCAGCGTGGCCTTGATGTCCTTCATCTTGGCGTCATAGGCCGTCGCCGCGACGATCATGCCGCCCAGCGCCTGACCACCCTTACCGAAAGCGTCGGACAGCGCCCTGGCGATAGCATTGCCCATGTCAACGCCTAGGTTGCGCATCGCGGCCATCTGCTCCTGGATAACGCGCAGCTCGTTCTGGGCTTCCTTGATCTTCTGCATGTCGCCGCCGCGCATGATCGAGGAAGTCGGCGCAAGTTTCGCCTGCGCCGCCTGCATCTGCGGGATCATGTCTGCGTACGCCTGCTGTGCTTCCATCTGGGAGCTGAGCACCGAAAACAGACCGCTGCCCGGGCCGGCTTGCAGGCGCGCGGAGCTCAAACGCGTGCTCAGCTCGGCATGCGTCGCGCCGAAAGCGTTCTTGGCCTCGTTGAACCGGGCGTCATTGGCGCCCAGCGCGCGCTGCTGCTCGAGGTACTGTTTGTAGCGCACCAGGGCATCACGATAGTCGGAGTTCTGTGCGTCAGCGATATCGCTCGACAGGTTGTCGAGCGTGGCCCGATTCTTGGCTTCCCACTGCAGCAAGAAGGCATCCTCCAGGTGGCCCTGGCTCTCCATCGATTTCGCGCGCGCCTTCAGCTCGAGATCGGACATCTTGTCCAGCGCGTCCTGCTTCGCGCGGTCGGCCGCGTTCTGGTCGATGCCGATCTGCGCTTCAGCCGTCGTGATGGCGTTGGCATACTTCTGGCGCTGGGCGCCTTTCAGCGGGCCGGCAGCCGCCAGTTGAGCGCGTGCGACCTCGACACCCTTGCGATCAAGGTCCAGTTTGATCTCCAGCTCACGGTTGATCAGCTGCAGATCACCCAGCTCGCCGCGCTTGTTCGCCGACTTGGCGTCCTCGATATCGGACTTGGCCTGCATCTGCTTCAGGCGCAACTGCTCCTGCAGCAGTTCGATGCTCGTGCGTGCGTCATCGCTGTCGCCGATTTTGGGCGCATCACGCTTGCCAGAGTTGATCGCGGCTTCCAGATCTTTTTCCTGCTGCAGTGCCTCGTTGTAGTTGGTCTTCGTGACCACCAGCTTGCCGAGGGCGTCGACCTGCTCCCGCAGGCTGTCCGCCTTCTTCGGGTTGGCGGCGGCAAGGCCTTCCAGCTCGTGCGGCAGGGACTTGATTTTTTCTTCGAGCTTCGAGATGTCGTTGCCGATCTGGACAGCTTCGCGGCCCTGTGCGACGGCGTCGTGCAGCTGCACCAGCTTCTGCGCCCGGGTCTGCGCGGCAGCGTACGCTGCCTTGGCAGCGACTAGGTCTGCGCCGGATTCGTTCGATTCAAACTGGGTCAGAGTGCCATCGTCGCCAGCCGCCAGCTTGCGCGGGCCCTTGGCGGCCTCGGTAGCCGCGTCGAGACGTGCCTTGGCGTTGGCTTCCTCCATCTGGGCGAACGCCAGCTGCACCTGGTAGGCCGACTCGGCACCGATACGGCCGGTTTTCTCCAGCTGCACCTGCAGATCATTCAGGTGATTCAGCTCCTGTTCCAGCGACGTGATGGTGCTGTCGATGGAGGTGTTCATGCGGTCATGGTCCTGCTGGGCCTTCGACGAGGCCCCGCGGAACAGCTCGTAACCGATGCTCACGGCGGCCAGCGCAAGTCCGAGCGGGGCCAGCACCGACAGAGCTGTGCGCGTCGCAGCGGCGAAACCGCCCAGCACAACCTCGGCGGTCGTGGCGGTCGCGGCCACCTCGGCGGCGCCGGCCGCGGCGGCCGTCTCGCTGGTGGCGAACAGCTCCAGCTGGCCGGTGGCGACAGTGGCGGCCGTGCCTTCGGCGGCGATCGCTGCGGTGGCAGCCGTGGTGCGGCCAAACAGGAACACGGTGGCCGACGCCACGGCTTCGAGGATCGGCGGCGCGACCTTCAGCGCGGCATAACCCAGCACCATCGATTCGATGGTGCCGCGACCCTCGATGAGCGCGCGCGTGACGTTGGCCACGCCTATCGCTAGCCCGGAGAAGAATGCCTGCACGTCGCCCGATCTGGCGAGGCCCTGCAGATCTTCCTCGATCTGGCGGATGGTCGGCTTGGCGTCCTCGAACGCGTTGGCCAGCACACCTTGGAACGTGCTGCCCAGCTGCTTCCACGCACCCTCGACCGTATCAGCCTTGGCGGCCGTTGCCTCGAACATCTTGTTGGCTGAGTCCTGCGCGACGTGCAGCAGGTGGTCGTAGTTCTCGACGTGCTGGGTCATCACCTCCATGGCTTTGATCGACTGCGGCGTCATGCCCAGCATCTTCAGCGGGTCGCCCGCCTCCTTGAACTCGTTGACCTTGTCGGAGAGCTCGTGGATGAACTGCGTATAGGGCTTGAACTGGCCAGAGGCGTCGCGCACCGACAGGCCCATCTCCTGCATCGCCTTGGCGGTTTTGGCGCTCGGCTCATACAGTTTGTTCAGGGCCGACGACAGCGGCTGGATCGTCAGGCCGCGCTCGGCCAGGGCGCCCACGGTCGCCGTGATCTCTTCCATCTTGAGGTTGAACAGCTGGCCGGTCACGGCCGCGCTCTTCATGTCTTCCGCCAGCTTGTGCACCGACACGTTCGCCTGCGAGCCGACCGCCACCAGCGTGTCACCGACGCGGCCAATATCGGCCGACGTCAGGCCGAACGCATGCATCGACTCGACCGCCATCTCGGCCGCCTCGGCCACGTGCATCTCGCCCAGCTGGGCAAGTCGCATGACGTCGGGCAGCGCGCGGAAGACTTCGGCCTGGGACAGGCCTGCCTGGGCGAGTGCGTGCACGCCCTCAGCCGCATCCTTCAGGTCGGTCATCGTACCGGCCGAGATGCCGATAAACTTGTTGATGTCGATCGGCGTCATGTCGCCCGACAGCGCGTTCAGCGACTTCAGCTGGAATTCAACCTCGGCGCCGGTCTCGGCGATGTGGTGGAGCGCGGCCGCGACGGCGCCGCCGGCGAGCAGCGCGATCAGCTGGCCGTGGTGCAGGCCATAGATGCCAGCCTGGTGCGCGGCGCCGCGGAAAGCGCCTTCGGCCTGACGCATGACGTCGTTCAGTTCCAGCTGGGCAGTGGCTGCGCCGCGCGCGGTGCCCGCCAGCTCAGCTTCCGCTGCGGCGGCGCCGCGCGAAGCGGCAGCCAGGCGCGCCTCAGCCGCGGCAAGTGCGTCGGCCGCCGACGCCACGCTGCCGTAGCGCGCGGCGGCGTCACCGCCCATCTCGCCGTAGATCTGCGCCTGCGCCGCCGTGCGTACCTGCGACGCCGGGCTGGCGCTCAGGTACCGGGCGTTGAGTGCGCGCTGGCGATCCGTGCTCTGCTCGGCGGCCACCGCTTCACGCATCTGCGCGGCGATCTGCTGTCCGATGGTGCGCACCTCTGCCTCGGATGGGAGGCCCAGCAGCGTGCGTGCGTCGATCGTCGACGCGCTGCGCGCGCGCAGGCCCTCTTGGGTGACCGCTTCGCGCATCTGCGCAGCGATCTGCTGGCCGGCGGCGCGCGCCTCGGCCTGCGAAGGCAGGCCGAGCAGCGTGCGCGGGTCGACCGGCGTGGCGCTGCGCGCGCGCAGGCTCTCCTGCTCCACTGCGGTGCGCATGCCGACGGCAAGTTGGGTCGCGAAGCCTCGCATCTCTGCCTCGGCTGGCAGACCGAGCAGTGCGCGCGGATCGACCGACGGCGTGACCTTCTCGGCCTCGACGCCGGCCCGGATCTGGGCGGCGATCTGGCGGCCGGCCGCGCGCGCGGCGTCTTCGCTCGGCAGGCCGAGGATCGTGCGCGCGTCGACCGGGGAGGCGGACTTGACACGCAGCGCAGCGATCTCGGCCTCGGTCGGCGCCGCCATCGGCTTGTACGCGGTCTCGTATAGTGATTTGGCGTTGGCCTGGAACTGCTTGAGCTTTTCGATTTGGCCGTCGAGGGACTGGGCCGTGGCTGCAGCCAGCTCGCCGTAGCGCGCGGTTACCGCCTCGACCGGGATACCTTGCGACAGCTGGTAAAACGCGGCCGTCACGTTCGAGGCCGAGCCGCGCCCGATCTGCTCCCACGTGCGCGCGTCGGCGGCCTTGATCTTCAGGCCGGCCTCGACCGTGGCCGCGGCGGCGACGTCGCCGGCGGCTTCGATCGCGCGCGCCTGGCGCTGGCCCATGGCCTCGATCAGTTTCTGGTTGGTGGCCGATATGTCGGCAAAGCCGGTCACGAAGACCTGTCGCATCTCCAGCATCTGCTGGTTCAGGCTGCCAAGGGCCGTGTTCATGGCCGACTGCATCTGCTCCATTTGCTTGGCGAGCTGGTCGGCAGCCGACACCGCGCCCAGCTGCTCCATCGAAGCCGTCAGGCGGTCAATCGCTGTGGTGAGCCGGTTGACACCGTCGTCCCCACTCGCGACTACTGGAATATCGATACCTTCGCTCATAAGCAAAAACCCCCGTTAGATTGTCATTATCCAACGGGGGCTTCCGTGAAGCAAGTTTTCTGCCAGACTACTTTTTCTTCTGCTTCTCCGCGACGAATTCCAGGTACGTGCTGTCGAGCCGATTCACGAATCTGAGGATACGCTCACGTTCGGTAAGATTGTCTATCTGGAACATGATGCAGTACGCAAGGATTTCGGACATCGGGATCGGCAGCGGACCTGCCATGCTCACGGCGCGACTTCGCGAAAGAGTCTGGTACGCCGTGTAGTAGTGGTACTGGCGGTAATCCAGTACCGGGCGATCCCGCAAGGCTTGCGGGACCGTTCCCAGATCCTCCTTTAGCTGCTCGAGGTGCTCGAGCTGGGGTCCCCATTCGAGGTCCCATCGGAGGTAGCTGGCGAGTTTTTTTCGTCAGCCGCTTCCGTCTCGTAACGGTAGTTGCGGAAGTCGTTGGCCTTCCGGTTCACCTCGTTCTGGAAGTCCTTGAGCGACAGCAGCATTTCAGCGTTTGCCACGCTGTACGGCAGCGGCTGGCCCTTGTAGGTCACCGGGCCAGTCCAGCCCAACAGCAAGGAACGTGCCATAACGTAAGCCATGATCTTGTTCGAGCAGGCCTCGGCCGCGGCCTGGTCTTCCTCCGTGGCCTTCTGCTCGAGCACGTGCTTGTAGGTCTCGTACTGGCTGGCCAGCAGGCGGCTGTAGGTCGGGTTATGGGCGCGCGCGATCTTCAGCTTGACGCCGCCGCCCCAGTCGAACTCACGGCCTTCCTGTTCGGCTTTGGGGTCGGTCGCGTAAAGTGCATGGAAATCCATGTTGAGTATCCGGTGGTGGGTTAAGGAGGTGACAGTTTGGATTCTTCATTGCCACCTGTCAAGATCCTGTCGGAAATAAAAATGGGCGTGGCCGAAGCCACGCCCAATCCCACAGGCCCACCCCTAGAGAACTGTTACGGCGCTACGGCAGCGCCCACGCGGTCGATGAAGATCGTCTGGCGCAGCGCCGCGACCGCATTGGTCTTGTCCGCATAGCCAGTGTAATCGAATTCAGCCATCATGTCGGTGTCCTGGCCGCCGGCCAGCACCTGGCCATTCGACAGCTGCACTTTCGGCACAGTGATCACATAGCCGTTGCCAGCCGTATCGGTCGTCTGGATCGTGAACGACGTATAGGTGTCGGCCAGGTATTTCGCGAACAGCGAACCGTTCGCGAAGTAGATCGTCAGCTTGCCCGACACCTTGAAGGTGCCGATGCCGACGCCCACCAGGCCCAGCGTACCAGCGGCGTCTTGCGCGCGCAGATTGCTGTCGATGTCCATCGTGATCGACTTGATCGAGGTCGTGGTCAGCGGCGCGCCGCCTTCCCACAGCTGGCCAAGGCCGCGCACGCCGTTCTGGATGTCGTACGTGTTCGACGCGGCCACCGCACCGGTCAGCTGCGTGGTGGAGTTGGCCAGCATGTCCTTGCCGAGGAACGTGAACGTGCCTTCGGTCAGCGCCTTCGAAGCGAACGAGGTCGAGAACTTCGACACGTTCATGCCGCGGAAAGTATGGTACTGGCCCACGTCCAGCATCTGCTTCTCGATCGAGAACGGTTGCAGCGTGACGCCGTTGGTCAGGCGCGACGTAGCGATCGAGCTGCCGGCCACCGTGGTCGAGGCGGCCAGCGGCGTGTTGACGTCCAGCGTGACCGTGGTCGTGGTGGTCGCCACCGACGTCGACACGCGCACGATCTTGCCATCGTTCGGGTCGCCCGGCATGTTGATCTTGAACCACTGGCCCGGCTGCAGATTGGCGAATGCGCTGGAGCCCGTCGGCGCGGCGCCGGCGGTGATCACCGAAGCCACCGAGCCGGCGGTGCCGGCCGTCACCGACGCCGAGAACGTGGTACCGACGCCGTTGGTGCCGTAGGCGCTCCAGCTCGAACGCAGCAGACCGGCCAGCAGGCGGTCGTATTCGGCGTACTGGACGTGCACCTTGATGTCGCCGTCGGCCTGCGCGCCGGTCGTCGTCGACGAGGTCAGCTGCGCGGTCGGGTTGATCTCCTTGTCGCTCTCCTTCGTCAGCGCGAACTTCAGCGACTCGCCCGTCAGACGCAGTGCATACGGATTGCCGGTGGTCGGGATCGTACCGAAAGTCGATTCGGGCACATAGGCGATCTGTACCCGGTTGGCGGCGGCGAATGGCATAGTGGTTCTCCAGAGAAATTTCCCCGGAGTCTACCAAGCTTTTATTGCCATGTGTAAATTGTTTGCTCTTTATTTACCGGGCCGGGCTGAAATAGTAGAACGGCACGATCGCGCTCTGGTACCAGAGCCCAAGTCGTGCCTGCCCCTTCACCGGCACCGCCGCGTGGCATTGCAGCGGGCCGAAACCCTGCGTGCTGAAATATGGCAGCACGAAGTCGAGCAGCGCTTCGGCGTCGGCCACGCCAGCGCCATTCTTCACGACCGCCGAGATGTAGATCTGGCCTTCATACCGGATGTTCGGATTCGCCCCAAGTTCGGCCTGCTCACCGCCCAGGTGGACGACGCTCACCTGCAGGAACGGATCGGTCTGGGTGGACAGATCAACCAGTGCCCGGTTGGGCGTCTCGACGACCAGCGGATAGACTGTGTGGTCGGTAACGATCTGCTGGACGACGGCCATCACGGCCGCGCGCGCCTGGCTCATGTTCATGGCGATCATGGAGTCTCCGGGATAGGCTTGGGTTTAATGTTTTGGGCCAGTGTCTTGATGTACACCTCGATGCTGGTGCCGGTCGGGATGGCGTTCTCCGGACGCAGGCGCTCGATACCATCCAGCCCTTCCATGGTGGTGCCCTCGTCGCCGACGCGCAGCTCGGTGGCGTTCACGAAGTGCACGCGGCTCTTCATCGTCACGCCTCTGAGCTGCGCTGCACCCCGCGCAAGAGACGTCTTGACCGCCTCAAGGTCGCCCGCCTGGTGCACACGATACTCGACGGTTCCATTCTTCCTGTGAACCGGCACCACGGAGCCCGCGAGCTTGTCAGGCCACATCCGGTAGACCGGCATGTCACCATCGACAGCGATATTCCAGTTGCTGGCAAAGTCGCCGGTGTACTGAGGCGACACGCGCACCGCCTGCTCAAACAGGTAGTACAGCTTCTGGCGGAAGCGCCCGTCGGCGGTCTTCTGCAGCTTGTCGCGCACGGCCGCCAGCTTCTTGAGGTTCATGCGGATCGTGTCCGCGCGCACCGCGATCACACCAGCCTCACCCGCAGCACGCGCGCGTCGCTCTCGATCACGGACGTAAGCACGCGCCAGCGCGCGTCCAGCATGGTCAGCTCGCTGCCTGGCTGCGGCGCGATGCTGGCGGCCGCCACGAACACGACGCGATCGCCCGGTTGGGAATCACTCTCGGCCTGCGCACGGTACTTGTAGAACTTCATCGAGTCAGCCTGCACCACTGGCAAGGTGACGCTCGCCGTTGTCTGGCGATCCGTGACAAGGTCGGGCAGGCCGGCCGTGATGAAGGTCGCGCTCTGACGCGCGTCGCTGGCGAACTCGTCGGCTTCCAGCACGATCAGCCCATTAACCTCGGCGTACAGGCCGCGCACGCGGTACAGGGTCGAGCCCTCGCGCAGGAACTGGCCGCGCATGTCGGCGCCATCAGCGGCCACGATCGAAATGCCCCACTGGGAATCCCAGTCGCTATAGCTCTTCTGGTTGCCTGCGTCCCGGTACAGTTCCTTCTGGGTATAGACCAGCGTGCCGGCGACGTCGGCACAGGCCTGCGCCGGCGACAGCCGGTACATCGCGCTGGTGCCGCGCTTGATGTCCCAGGTGCGCCGGACCAAGGTGCCGCGGAAGCTATCCACCGTGCTGTTGCAGACCAGCCAAGGGTCGCCCAGCAGCGTGATCACGCCGCGCGCGGGCACCGTGGCATCCACCTCGGTCGTCATTGAGCGGCGGCGGATGGTGGCGCCGGCCGACGTCTGGTCGGTGGCGGCCCGCGAGTGGCAGTAGAACAGGAACTCGCCGGTGTACGCGTCGTGCACCGGGTCGTTGCTGAAATACGATGTGACCGCCCCGAACTCCATGTCAGGCTCCGGTGACCGGATCGGAAGCGAGACCGACAGCGAGACCGAAAATACGGTCGACGGTCACCGGCGCCGGCGCATTGGCGTTGACGGCGGCATAGGCCCGGCGCAGGCGCGCGCCCAGCTTGTCCAGCACAGCGCCGACATCTGTGCGCAGCTGCGCATAGAAATCAGCATTGCGCGTGAGCTCGGATTTCTCGTCCTTGATGGTCTGCGGCGCGAACATGGGCAGCGAGGTCAGGCATTGCCAGGCCACGTTATAGGCGGCGTAAGCCTGAGCAAGGTCGAGAAAGCGCTCCTGGTCGGAGGTAACATCGGTCAGCGCGCTGAGCGTGGCGAAGTCGGCCGTCATCTGGGGGTGCATGTCGAACATGTCTTCGCGCAGCTGGGTGGCGTAAATCGAGTTGGTCAGGACGGTATCGGGCAATTCCTGTGCCGAGACGCCAAGTACGGCGCGCACGCTGTCGGTAGTGACGAGGTTGACGGACATTTTATTCTCCTGTGGACAGAAGTATTGTGGCACAGAAATTGCTTTTGGCAAAGAAAAGCCCGCCTCATGGGCGGGCTTTCGTGGCCTGTCGAAGGATCACTTCGGCGCCGGCGTAAAGTCGACGTAAAAGGTGTCGCCCAGCCGGAAGCGGCCAAGCAGCTCCGGGTTGGTCACGGTCATCTGCAGGCTGGCCGAGGGCGTCCAGTTCGCGAACGTGTTGTTCTCGTCGCTGCCGTCGGCAGGGTAGCCGTCCGACTTGCAGACGGCGTAGAAGTGCCACGTCTCGCAGCCGGAGCCTACGGCCACATGGGAGATCGCCATCTTGGCGCGCATCACGGTGCTCATGCCTGCACCTCGCCAGCCGGCTGCTCGCCGCGCGCGGCGGCCTGGGCGGCTTCGGCCGCAGCCAGCGCGTCCAGACGGGCGCGCTCGTCGGCCTCGTTCTGGGCCGCAAGTCGTGCTGCCTCTTTCTCGGACAGGTCCGAAGTCGGATCGCCGCAGCGCTTGATGGTCGGCTGGTCCTTGACCCATTGGGTGTGGGTGGCTTTGATCGGCTCGCCCGGTTCGAAGCGCGTGCCCGATACCGGATCGACCATGGCGAACTGGCCCTCGTTCTTCAGCCACGCGCCGTTCTTGTCTGCGATGTTCATAAATTCTCCTGAGTGGTGAGTGCAAGGATTGTGCCATGGAAGCTGACATATCGCAACACAACTTGCCAGTAAACAAAACGGCCCCGAAGGGCCGTTTTGCTGGGATCGGCCGGATTAGCCGAAGTACAGCGCGTCGAACGGGGTCAGCTCCGAGTCGCCGAAGAAGCGGAACACCTCCGCCGACCAGTGCATGACCATCTTCTCGCTGCGACGCGAGATGAAGCTTTCCACCGCGGTGTACTCGGCTTCCGTGTTGGTCACCATCGTGATCGCCTGCGAAGCGTCGACGGCCCAGATGGTGTTCGCCGGCACCGGGCCGCCGTTCACGGCTTCCTCGACTAGGAAGAATTTCACGTCCTGGGCGAAGTTCGAGTTCTGCAGGTTGACCTGCGCGTCGATGGTCGACAGGCGCGGATCGTAAGCCGACAGGCCCGGGCGGCCGGTGCGCGACTCGTACGCCAGATAGGCGTTGATGTCGCCGATGATGTGGGTGATGCGACGCTTCTTGCGGTTGCGCGCCAGGAACTTCATCCAGGCCTTGTGCGTCATCACGCCGCCGGTAGCGGCCGCGTCCAGAGTCGAAGCCGTCACGACCGGCACGGCGCCCGTCACCATGTCGTTGTCGCCGCTCCACAGGCTCGACAGGTAATTGTAGACGCGCTGATCCTTTTCGACTTCAAGGTAGCGCTTGACCGTGAAGGCCAGGGTGTCGATGGTCGACGACTTCATGGCCTGCTGCGACATCTCGATGCCCATGCCGTAGGTCGGCAGGCGGCGGAACTTGTCGCTGGTGGTGATCGCCAGCATCGTCGGCGTGTCGGCCATCTGCGCGATGCGCTGATGCTTGGCCTGCTGCGGGCCATTGCCGGTGTTGTAGTTGATGATCGGCTGCTCGAACACGTCGCCGCCGATCGACAGCTTCTGCGCCACCATGTCTTCGAACAGGATGGTGTCGGACTTGCGGTCCACGTTCACCTGGGCTTCGACGTACGCGATCAGCGCGGCAGGGAACAGGGTGCGCGACTGGGTGCCGAACGGGGTGCCGCGCTGCTCGGTGTTGGTCACGGCCGACTGGAAGCCGCTGGTGCCGTCCAGGATCTCGGCGACGGTCGGTGCGCGCAGGCCGAAGGGGTTGTCCTTGGGTGCGGTGATGATGCCTTCCGAGGCGCACAGCTGCGAGAACGCCGAGCCCTTGGAGGCGTCGATGTCCTTGCCGTACTTCGAGTTCAGCAGCTGGGGAACAGATTTTTTCTGTTCCTTGGCTTCGATGTAGATCGATGCGTCCAGCTTGACTTCGTGCTGGCCGCCCTTGGAGTCGATGATGAATGCCATGATGTATTAGCTCCCGACGCGAGAAATGACGATGGTGGTGCCGGGAGCCCCGGTACCTGCGGTACCCAGCGAAACGACACGCCAGGCGTAGAGGGCCAGCTTGGCCTGGATGCCAGCGGTGGCAAGGTCTGCCGGCGTGGTGCCGAGCTGGACGGTGGACTTGACCACGAGCGGGAAAGTGTTGACCATCTTGGTGCCCTTGGCTTCCTGGGCGCCAGCGACGACCCAGTCGCCGATGGCAAGGTTGCCGGTGCCTGGCGTTGCCTGCAGGCCGTTGGCGGTGACGAACAGCTCTTCCTCTTCGATGATGCCGCCGACGGTCCAGCCGCCGGACGTGGCCTGCTCGACCGAGGTGATGCAGCCTTCGATGTAGTCGCCATTGGCGCACAGGTCGAACTGCGATTCGCCGACCAGCTTGACCAGCTTGCCGTCGTCGACGCCGGGCGTCATGGAGCCGCCGGTGCCCGGGACGCCGCCGGTCGCGATGGCAGAGCCGAGGCGGACGGTCATGACGTCGGGGGTAGCACCCGTCGGTACGATGTAATGTGCTTTGGACATGGTGATCCCCTATTACTTGATGAGAGAGCTCTTCATTGCCAGGTCCAGCATCGGATTGATGACAGGCTTGGCATCCTTTTCTTCCGGTGCCGCGACGGCAGCGACACCGCCGACACGGAACTGCTTCTTGAAGACGGTGTCGATGCGCGAATACTCGGCAGCGATATTCGTGGCGGTGTAGCCGGCGGCGATATCAGCCGAACCGCCCAGCGCCACCAGCTTCTCGCCAAGGGCGATACGCAGGGTGGCGACCAGACCGTCGACGGCGGCGGCTTGCGCCTTGAAGCCTTCGGCTTCGACCTTGGCGGCAATCAGCGCGCTGTCCTTCTCGGTCAGCTGCGCCTGCAGATGCGCCACCAGGGCGGACTGGTCGGCGGCGGTCGTCGTGCCGGAAGCCGTCACGGTGTTGGTGGTCGTCACGGTGCCACTGGTCGTCGTTGCGGCGTCGTCCGTGGCAGCGGCCGTAGCAGCTGCGGCAGCGGCGTCGTCGGCACCGGCTGCGGCATCCGTGTCGGCGGCGGCCGGATTGCCCGGCGGATTTGCTTCAGGAGCCGTCGCCAGCGAAGCGACTACCTCCGGAGAAGCACCAGTTGCCAGTGCGGCGATTTGTGCGGCGTTGAGTTTCATTTCGGCATCCTTTTGAACAGTGGCAATTATTGGGCACGATTTTTGCTGTGTCAACGTTTTTTCGCTGCGGCAACAGCTTGCTCACGTGTCTGCACCTTGTCGACCAGGCCCGCCGTCACGGCGCGCTTGCCCAAAAAGGTGCGACCCTGACCCATGCGCTCGCGCACGTCGGCGGCATCGGTGCCGCGCATCTTGGCGACGTGGGCCTCAAACATCGCGCTGACGTCGTTCACCTGGGCCTGCATCTCGGCCTTGGCGGCATCCGACAGCGGCTCGTACGGGTTGCCCAGCATCTTGTATTCGCCCGAGCGGATCACGGTCTTGTCGACGCCGGCATCGCCAAGCTGGCGCGCGACCGATGTATGCACCAGCACAGCGCCGATCGAGCCGGTGACGCCCATCGGCTCGATCGACAGGTTGTCGGCCGCGCACATCGCCCAGTAGCAGGCGGATGCCGCGGTGGTTTCGACGTGGCCGGAGATCGGCTTGACGGCTTTCAGCTGGCTGATGTAATCGGCCAGTGGCTGCGCGCCGGCGGCGGCACCGCCGCCCGATTTGCCGATCAGCAGCATCGATTTGATGTCCGGATCCATCGCTGCTTCGGTCAGGGCCGATTCAATGTCGGCATAGCCGGTGACGCCGAACAGGCTCATCCAGCCAGCATGACCCATGATGAGCGAACCCTGAATAGGGACGATGGCCAGGCTGCCCTGCTTCTCCCACGCGGAGGGCAGGTCCGGCATGTCACCGCCGCGCGCCTGCATCGTCGCTGCCAGCGCCTTGACGCTGGCCTGCGCCTGCAGATAGGTCTCGTAGCTCTCCTCGGAGCCAGCCCAGAGAATCGGGATCATTTTTGCGGTCCTTTCGGTTTGCTCGGCGCGTCGGACTTCTGGCCTTGCTGGTTCGCGCCCTGCTTGTTGCCCAGCGGCGCGGCCTTCTTGTTCGGGTTGGTCGGGTCGCTCGACGTGCCGTCGCCCTGGCCGGGCACGCCGCCCGGGTTCGGGCGCTCGCCCTGCGCCGTCACCGGCGTGAAGAAGCCGGTACCGGACAGCGGCTTGAAGCCGGCCGGCGTCATCTCGCCCGTCAGCTGGAGGGCGGCCTCGTCATCGCTCATGAATCCAAGGCTCAGGAGCTCGAGGACGCGCGCCTGCTTCATTGACTTGAACGACTCGAGCTCGCTGGCCGGGCGCAGATCGATATCGTCGAACAGGAATTCGACGGTCACGTCGTTGCCGAACAGGCGCACGCACAGCGTCATGGCCTTGGACAGGATCTCCTGCAGCTTCAGGCGGATCATGCCGTTGGCGCTGAGCATGAAGACCATGGTCTCGGTACTGGCCACGTTCTGCGAACCCGCGCCGTGGCCCAGGATCGACGGCATGACTTTGGCGCCGGTCGAGACCTTCTCGTCGTAGATGTTCTTGACCGTCTCGAAGTCGGTCGCGTCGCTGCCCTTGTGCTCCACCGTCTTAACGATGAAGAAGTCGAAGTGCACGATCGCGTCTTCCGGGTTCATGCTGTTGATGACCGTCTGGATCGAGCCGATCGTCGTATTCAGGAATTCGTTCGCTTTCGCGGTGTCGTTCAGCACCTCGGGCGGCATGCGCGCGCGCAGCTTCTCCTCGTCGATCTCGACGTCATAGCGCGGGAACACGGCGCGCTTGCAGATCCGGCGCATGTCGCTGACGAAATCGGCTGAGGCCAGCACCGGCTGCACGGCGCCTTCCAGCGGGCTGATCGCGTAGGCGGTCAGCAGATCCTGGTCAAGCGAGGTGTAGAAGAATGTCGGCTGGTCCAGGTCGATGTAGTCGCCCGAGATCAGCTGCTGCGGGAAGATGTGCTGGGTGTCCTTGTCCTCGCGGAAGATGATCTGGGACACCGACACCGGCTGGAACTTGTATGGCATGCGGTTCTTGTCCAGCACCAGCTCCATCGCGCAACCACCCTCGATGATGAGCTCCTTGCCCAGAGACTCGCACAGCGAGCGCATGCACGCCACCTGCGAGAAGCCCGAGGCGTAATCCGGCATCAGGTCGAACTGGCGCAGGATGTTGGTGGCCAGCGCGGTGGCGTCGCGGTTGAACGAACCATCGATGTTGCGCGCGACAACGTGCCATTTCTCTGGGATGCCGACGCGCAGGAAGGCGTTCACCGCGGCCGACAGGTCTGGCGTCAGGCGTGCCAGCGCGCGGATGACGCCAGGCGTGGTCGACGCCTGGCGCGCCACCGACGCGATGTCGGTCGAGGCGGCCCGGCTGTCATTCTTGAGCAGCGGCGCCGAGACGAAGGTCGTCGTCGGGACGTAGCTTGGCTGGGTCTGTTGCTTATTGGCCACCTTCGGCGTCATCACCGTCGGCATGTCAGGCTGGCCCGTCACCGGGACGAGCGCCTGCTTCGCGCTGTTTTTCGCAGCGGTGGCAGTTTTGGCGAGGAATTTCCAGGCGGCAGTAAACATTGCCGCAGTATGGCATTGAAAGGTATTGCTGGCAAGAATTTTGCTTCTTCAGGGAAACTGTGGTACATTGTGGTCACATTACTCATTGGAGACTGTCATGGCGATGGAAGAAAGCTTGAAGCTGCGGCTGAGCGCGGAATTGAAATCGGAACTTGAAGCGATTCAAAAGGCTGAGTCCCGACCGTCGCTCGGAGATGTTGTCCGACTGCTGCTGAAGGAGGCGCTGGCTGCGAGGGCTGCGCAATGATATGGCTGCCATTGTCTGGGTGGAAGGATCTGCCAGCTTCCGCCGGAATCTATGTAATTCGCAACAGGGTGAACGGCAAAGAGTATGTGGGTATGAGTATCGATCTCAGGTTGCGCGGTCGCATGCACGCTGCGGCGAAGGGAAAGCAACGCCTCTACCGAGCCATTAAAGAATATGGACTAGCAGAGTTCGAGATAGCTGTTCTGCATGCAGGCTGTGACAACCTCTGCGAGATGGAGGTTAAAACCATTGCCGAGCGAGGCACATATGGCACAGGCGGATACAACGATACTCGAGGCGGTGAAGGTGGCTGGAAAGGAAAACAACATACCCTAGAGTCGCGAAGAAAGATGAGCGAAGCCCAGCTGAGAAATGGCGCGTTTCGAGGGAAGACACATTCGGCAGAAACGAGGAAACGTATTAGCGAAGCCAATCTCGGCAGGAGGCTGTCTCCCGAGTCGATCGAGCGATTTCGTGCGGCACAGATAGGCAAAAAGGCAACGCCTGAAACTCTTCAGCGTATGCGTGAGGCACGTCCAGGAAAAGCTGTGCTGGCGTGGCCGCCCAACAGCACGGTACCCGTCGAATTGCCATCAATACATGCAGCTGCACTGTGGGCGGGAGTCAGCACCACGGCGATTCAGCTGAGACTGAAAAGCGGCCGGCCTTCTGCGATGCTCGGCGCTTGGGCGTACGTTTCCGACCTCTAAGAAAAGCCTGCAAATGCGTGATTTTCGGCCGGCACGAGTCTTGCTACACAGCAATCAGGAAAATGCTTTGCCGAAAAACTTGCGGCATGGAACAATTGCGTATTTACAGGGAGGTAATAATGGCACGCTTAACATTAATGCAAGACCAAGCGGTAACCGGCCCAGGCTCGTGGGTGGCGATCGACCCGAGCAAGCCGCGCAGCGTCCAGCTCGTCATCTCCGGCACGGCGTCCGTCGACATCGAGGCGTCAAATGACGGTGTCAACGCCGTACCTGCCCTGCAGGCTGGCATCACGGCATCGGCCGGCTATGTCGACAGCGATCCGTGGCTCTATCTGCGGGCCAACGTGAAGTCAATCTCTTCGGGCACCGTGTCGGTCGTGGTGGGAGCACCATCATGAGAACCCCGACCCTGAAAAGTCCGGGCCAGCCTACTGCCCGGCTGGCCACGAGCAGCAGCGGCACCGTGACAGGGATCGTGGATCCGGCGTCGGGAAAGACGATCCCACTGGGAGCGAAAGGATACTCGAACCGCGTTGCAAACCTGTCCGGCGGCCAGCGCGCATTCGGGAACTCGCAATTCGTGACCGGTGCCTCGGGCCTCAAGACCTCAATCTACAAGGTCGAAGCAGAAGCGCCGTTCACGGCCGTGCGCGTGTGGATCGGTATCAAGAACAACAGCGGCACGGTGCCGGTGTTCAAGGCAGTGGTCGCGCCTACCGAAACGCTGGCCTACGACACGGTCAACAACGCGCACGTGCCGAAGGCAAACGGTACGTTCTACAACGCCCTGGCGACTACGGACTATGGCTGGCGCGCGGTGACGTGGGACAGCGGCGCGGCCACCAAGACCGGGATACTCGCGCCGGCCGCCACCAACAGCGCGTCCTATATGGTTTCCGACTGGATGCCGTGCGTCTCGCTGCCGCGCGCGGACGTGGCCGGCGGCCGGCCCGCGGCGCTGCTCAAGCTGGCGCAGACCGACGCCGCGGGCGTTTTCACCCAGTTTGGCTCCGCACTGACAGCCTATTACGCCAACCGCGGCGCGGCCGCGTACCGGGAGCTGACCACCGGCAGCACCAGTAACGATGGCGTGACGACCTTGACCAACCTGCCTGCGTCGGTGTCGGCCACGGGCGGCTTCCAGATCTACGCATGGCTGGAGTTCCAGTATGCGGTTCCGGCCCGATCGGTCGTCCTTGTCGGCGACAGCACGACCGAGAGCGCGTACAACGACTATGTCACCAGCTGGGCGGCCGTCGCGCTGCGCGAGCTATCGACGCAAAGCGCGCCGATCGCCGTAACGAATCTGGCCGGTTCGGGGCACTCGCACACCGAGTATCTGCTGCTGCTGGATTACATGCTGACTGCCGGGTTCGTACCCACGGACATCTATTTCCAAGGCTGGAGCCAGAACGGATTCGGCGGCAATATCGCTGGCGCCGACACGCTGATCGCGCGGGACACAATGTACCTGCAAAAGCTGCGAGCTGCCGGCGTGCAGGTGTGGATGTCGACCAGCTACGGCGTCAACGGCTACTCGCCGACGCAGGAAGCTGGCCGCCTGAAGTCTGTCGCCCAGATCAAATCGTGGGCAGCTTCGGGTCTCGTGAACCTGGTCGATACCGACGCGATTATCACCGATTACTCGGGTGGCGTCGGCGCGCTCAAAGCCACGTACGACTCGGGAGATCATGTTCACGCAAATGTGGCGGGCCAGCGCGCAATGGCTGACCTGTTCAAATCGCTCTGGAAGTGATCAAAGAAAAGCCCGCGCGTGCGGGCTTCGTCTCGGCCGGGAAACTCCCAACCCTTATCGGTCGAGAGCGGCCCGACCGATTGCAGCCGAGCATCTTGTTGATGCTCGGCTGCAACTCTACCACATCAATGCCGCACCCGGAAGGACGAGAACAGCGGTACGCCCACGAACGGGATGTCACGCGATGCGGTCGCCATCAGCTGCGACGCCACGTGCAGATAGCCGAGGGTGTGCATGAAGTGGTCGTTGCCTTCCTTCGACTTCTTCCAAGTGTAGAACAGCTCCTGGTGCTTGTCGAAGTCCTGCACCCGACGCATGTCGAGCATGTGCAGCACCCACAGCCGGTCGGTGTGATCACCCTGCTCGGCCCAGCTGATGGCGCCGGCCTTGTACATCCCCATCACCTCGTCGAAATTGACGTCGCGGTGGATCTGCGCCTGGTTGATCGGCAGCTTGCCATCCGCCTTGCTCTCGTCGACCATGACGATCTGGTACGTTGCCAGCTTGACGTTGCTGGAATAGACGCCACCATACAGATTCTTGTCCTGCTTCTGCATCTGGTGTACGAGATTGGTCTCGGGGAAGGCGTCGATCACGGTGATCAGGACGCGCCACTTCGCCGCCAGCTCGCGCCGGCGTAGCGCAAGCTTGGCAAGTGGCACCTGCTCGCGGTAAGTCACCAGCAGCCGGTTGTCGAGCGTGCGCCGGCCGATCGCGATATGGCAGATCTGGCCGACGTCGATGCCCATGGCGTGCAACTCGTTGGAGAACAGGCTGCCGGCGGTGTAGCGGCACTGCTCGACATCGGATTCGGTCAGCTGCGAGCTGTCGGCGTCGGCCGTCTCGCCCAGCGCCTGGTTGACGAATTCGGCCCATGTCTTGTACTTCGTGATCTCCAGGATCAGCGACGGCACGGTGACGATGTTGGGCACCTCGAACGGCGTGACGTAATAGCCGATCGCCTCGAACCGGTCGCCCGGGTTTTCGCAGATCCACTCGCGGTATTGCGGCGACAGGTCTGGTTCCTCGTCGCAGCTGGGGCAGTGCAGGCGCGCCTCTTCCCAGCGCAGCGTGTCGATATTGTGCTTGTTGATGTCCTTGAACTCGCCGCCGTAGCCCGGGATCCGGACGTGCCGGTGGAAGTTCGGGACGAACTGGTGGCCGCAGTGGCAGCACGTGCAGGCCCGGCGCATGCGCCGGGCCGCGGCCATCTCCAGCGCGATGCCGTGCCCTTCCGTCGTCGGCGTGCCGAAGCGACGCGTCAGCTTCCACTTGCTGTGCTTGATGCGTGACTGGAACTGGGCAAGCGTGTCCGGGTCCGAGCGGTCGACCTCGTCGTGGATCAACATGTCGGCCGGCACCGACAGCGCGGTCGTGGTGCCCGAGCAGCCGCGCATGTACAGCAGGCTGGTGCCGATGGCCTTAATGCTGGCGTTGTTCAGGTCCTGGTCGACCGACTCGCGCAAGTCGGGCGACTCGTCGATGATGGGGTCGAGGCGCGTCTTGGTGAAGTTGGTCGCGTCGTTGGCGAACGGCAGCGTCATGATCACCGAGAAGTAGGGCATCACGCGCGAAACGGCCAGCGCGTAGCGCGCCATGCATTCCGACATGCCGACCTGAGCACACTTCTGGACGTACACCGTGCGGCTGGTGTCGGAGAGGATATCCTTCTGGAACTCGTGGTCGTAGAACGAGAAGCGGTCGCCCTTGAGGTAGGTCTTCTCCTCGAGGTAGCGCACGACGTCATTCAGGTCGTAGCTGTTGAAGATGGCCTGCTCGAGCCGGTTCAGGTGCGCGAGTAGCGCGGGATCGGCGTGGCTCACGGATTGTCCTCGTCAGGTGGCGGGAAGTGGTAGCGGCCGGTCTTTTCCAGCTGTTCCAGGTAATGCCAGATCGTGGCCAGACGGTAGATGCGGCGCATGCGGCGCCACAGCAAAGAGCCGGCATACCACGTGGCCAGGCAGGCCAGGGCGAGGAGTGCCGCGGCGACCAGCAGCGTGCCGGTCGCCACGATCAGGTATGACGTGATCGTGATGACGTGGTTCATGATAGGTCCAGATTGGCAAGTTGGGCGTGGTCGGCAGCCAGGTCAAACGATACAGCGCCGCGCAGGATTCGGGTGGCCAGCTGGCCGTGCTGGAGCCGCGGGTTGCCGCTGGCATCGGTGCAGATGACGCAGGCCTCACCGGTGCGGCTGTCGGCCCACAGGCAGCGATCGAGCTTCACGCCGTTCAGGCGCACGGCAAGGACGCCGCGTGCCTTGTGGGTGCCGGCTTCGATCATCATGTGGCTTCTCCCTGTTCGGGTTTTTCGGCTTGCTTCAGGTAGTCGCCGTACAGGTCGAAGAAGCGGCGCTTCATCTCGTCGGTGCCCACCAGTTCGAGGGTTTTGAGGAAGGCTGACTCGAAGCGCTTCAGGCGCTCGGCGTCGTACACGATCTTCTGGTTCTTGAAGATCTTTTCCAGCATGGCGCTGACCGAGTTGAACACCTGGGCGCGCTGGTTGGCCGGCGTGTCCTTGTCCTCTTGCACCGAGGCGAGCAGCACCATGCCGGAGCGGTACTGCATGCCCAGTTCCTCGGCAAGGTTGAGCTTGGTGATGTCGATGTTGAGTTTTTTGTCGATGCGGTGGCGCAGCGCCAGCAGCTCATCCTCGCCCAGGCCGGCCAGCAGGTCTTCCTGCCGGGCCGACGGCTTCTTCATCGAGAGGTCTTTCAGGGCCACAGCACGCCCTCCAGCATTTCCTCCAGCTGATACAGGGCAAGGCCGAGGTTGACGACCAGCCAGGCGAACATGAGGATGGCGAGGGCGCTGATAAATACGAGGATGAGGCTGCCGCCTGGGCTCGGGCTGCGCGGTGTGCTCATTGCTTGCTCCGGATACGGTAAATGGTGCGTTCGCTGCAGCCGGCGGCGGCGGCGGCTTCCTTGATCGGCAGCGTGGTGGCGACCAGGCGGCGGTGCTCGGCGCGCGCGGCGCGGATCTCTTTCGTGCTGGGGGCGGGTACCAGGACCTCGCGCACGACGCCCATGCGGCGCAGCACCCGGCAGATGTAGGTTTCGTGGGTACCGAGGATGTGCGCCAGCTCGCGATTGGTGATTTCGCGCTTGACGATACGGTCGATGTAGGGTTTGAGGTCGTCGCTTAGCATGCAACAAGTATGCCATGCGGCATTGTTTTTGCCTAGCAACTACTCAGAAATTGTCAAAATTTGCAAAAATTTCAACAAAAATTTGAAAAATTTTGAAAAATTCGACGAAATTGTGGGATTTGTTGCAGATTTGCAACAGAAAAGGTGGCAAAAGTTTAAATTTGCCGGCTAAATTTTTGGGCACCCAGGAGGCGCGGCGCACCTGCCGCCTTGCATAAAAGTAACCCCGTCAATTCGCGCCAGGTCAAGCCATACGCCGCCCAGGTCGCGCTACGCGTCGACGCCCATCCGAAACGACGACGGCACCTGCGTCGTTCTGGCGCGTCCTAGGGCCATTTCCCTACAGCAATTGTGTCGCAGATTGTGACATAAAGTTGTCAGTTTAACAAACTCTTATACATGACTGACATGTATAAGACTACCTGCGATAGTCCTTGCCTATCAGCCCGATAGATAAATACAATGAGACAACAACACAGTTTTCCCCCATACTTACATCCGTAGTTCGGCAATACCGGCAGCAACCCTTTCGCAGTAACCCACTTATTAGGAGTAACAATCATGGCTGACATCAAACTGGTTTCCTCGTTCGCACGTTTCGTTCTCGGTGACATCAAGGGCGGCGACGCCGCGCATGCCTACCGCAAGGAAATTATCGCCACTGCTATCGAGCAGGCCTACAAGGGTAATTACTCGCCAATCACCGAAGCGGCAACCCTGACGGAAGGTAAGGCGAAGAAAGCCCGCGCCTATGCGGCCGGCTTCGCTGCACTCGGCAAGGTAGGCGACACTGACGGCATCGTCAAAGTATCTTACATCGGTTCCCTGAATTCGCACGAGAACAAGTCGGCGCGCGAAGAGATTGCCAACAAAACCGCTGCTTCGGTTTCCGCTTTCTTTGCCGCGTTCGACGTCGTCATGGCCGAAAAAGGCGAAAAGAAAACCAAGAAAACCGAATCCGGCGCGGCGGCTGGTGCCGACGGTGCCGTGTCCGGTGCGCCCATGTCGGATGACGAGATGCGCCATGCGGCCGCCGTGTCGCTGGACGAATCGGTGACGCGCATGGAAACCACGTTGCGTGCTGGCATGCTGACCGGTGAACAGACGGACCGTATCGCCGACGCGCTGATGGCCAGCCTGACGGCAGAACAGTTGCACGCACTCGCCACGGCCATGCTGGACAAGGCTGGATACGCCGTCAGCGAACCCGAAAAACTCGCAGCGTAATCTCTGGGATGCGCGCGCCACTGGCGCGCCATTCTGTAAACCGTGCGTGCACGGCTTACAGAATGAATCTCTGCGACGTCCCATATCGGATAAGTGCGCGCTAGCGCTGACGTCCCGCCCTTGTGGCGTGCGAGTTGTTTTGTCTGGCTACCGGACACTATGACGCGCACCGATCTTTATCCGGCACGCTGGCTACGGCACGCATGCCCACAATTCGAGAATCCCTATACAGCATGCTTTGCATGTCGATTGCCTGCGCAATCAACACGACCGGAATCCGGGCCTGTTGGTGGCGAGTTCAGTGGCGCGACGGTGACGGAGCAGGTTCCCTGTAGGGATTCGTTGCAGTGGACAGAATCCACGAAGTCTGCATGTACGGCACGTAATGCGCCGTACAGCGCGTCAAACCAATCCCATCCGATGTAATCGGACCCGATCAAACGCAATAACGTTGTCGGATGGGCCAATCTTCCACCTTATCCCGTTGTCGCGATAACTACGTGACCGATCTACGGATTCGGCCGGTAATGAACCGTGTTTCCAAATTAAAAACTCGCCCTAGGTTATCGCAATTAAGCGATAAGCGATTAGGCTATTCACGGCGTCGCCAAGCTAAGCACTTGGCCGGAAGGATGTGCGATTGGACGCGTAAGAGAAAATCAGCGGCACAGAGGAAATGCTGTGCCGTGACGATGAGTAGGCCCGTGGCACGGCCAGTAGCGCCCTTGCATATGGCGCGTGATATGCAGGATTTACCCAGCGG